GCCACGCTCCGCGCGCAGCTCGCGGGGGTGCGGGAGAAGGCCGAGAAGCTGGAGCGGTACATTCCGGTGGAAGGCTATTTCGCCGGTCGCGCGGAGATGGAGAAGTGCGACTGGGGAGGCTGGTGCTACTTCGACGACGTGCTCGCCGCGCTGGGAGGTGCCGCGTGAGTGATATGGCCGAGGCGGTTGCGGCGAAGGGGGAGGGATGACGGAGACACTGGATCGAGCGCAGATCAACTACGGTAAGATCGGCAAGGCGTGGAGTGTCTTGAACCAGCACGCGTCGCACATCGACGGTGAGGTGGCGAACGCGAACACGGACCAACTGATGCTGGTCAGTCAACTGCACACCGAACTCGCCACGCTCCGCGCGCAGCTCGCGGGGGTGCGGGAGCGGGTGTTGCAACTCGACCGCTACGGCTTCGGTGCGCCTGACGTGGTACTGTCGCGTGTAGTCTTGGGCGACGTGCTCGCCGCGCTGGGAGGGGACGCATGACCGACACCCCACTGTTGCAGCTGGCAAAGATCGTGGCCGAGCTGGCACGCGTGACATACGACTGGAAGGACGCGCGTTGTGTGATTGCCGAGCAACTCGTCCGCGACCTTGAAGCCGCGCCGCCGCCTGAGACGGAGCGACCACCGTCACCTGTGGAAACGGCGTTACGCGAGTTCGCCGGGTTCATCAGCGGCGATATTCCAGAGCTGCATAGCGTGGAAGTGCCGCGCATTGCAGAGTCGGTCAGCCGCTATCTCAATGCGGCTGGGCCACACGTACCGCCTGAGCCCGCACGGCGCACGATCACGCGGGAGGAGTGGAACAAGGCGTGTGATATTCTGTGTGACGATAGCGTGCCGCGCCTGACGGGCGAAGAGGTGGACCTCATCGCCGCCGCGTGGCGCCTCACCGTAGAGGAGGAGTGATGTACGGCGACATGGGCAAGGGCTTAAGAGAGTTGCTGACCGTCGTTGGGGTCATCGGCTTCTTCCTCGGCGTGCTGGCGTACCTCGCGCTGAGGTACCTCTGGCTTCACATCGACATCGCGGTGCGGTGGGTCGCGTGACCATCGCCAGCGACGCCGTGCCATCGGCCGACGCTGAGCAACGGTACTTGCCGGGCGACCCGGCGGGCTATCGCGTCGCGCACATCGAGGAGTGGGGCGACCTGTTCGAGGATTCGCTACACGTGCTGGTGGCCTTTGTCGATGGCGAACAGCGAACGACAACGGTGACGCGCGCCTCCATTGAGGATGGCGGCCCCCGCTACCCGATCCTCAAGCTCATGCAGGAGTTGCGCGACGGCACGCGCGCGGGAATGCTCAGGGCGACGAACGTGGCCGAGGCGTACGGCGCGCCGCGTAAATGGTACATCTCCGAAGTGTGACGTGATCCCGCACGCCTCCCTCGCGAAGCTGCGACACGCGCTCGATGCGTTCCACGCGAGCGGCGCCACGAGCGGCGACATGGTGCTCGTGATCCCCGCCGAAGCGGTCGAGGCGATTCTCGCGTCCGCTGCGTCGTGGGGGAGCGCAACGGCCGCCGTCGCGCCGGCGCCGCGCGAGGACGCGCCACCGCCCGCGCCGGCGCTCGATGAGCCGCCGGATACCGTGGCGCTCCGCCGGCTGCTCAGCGCGTGGCGCATGGGGCATGATGCGTGGGTCAAGGCGTGCGTGTCCGAAGGGGCCGCGCTCGCGGGGCTTGTACAGCAGGCGATCCAGTACCGGACGACACTTCGGAATCATTGGGCGGCGATGGACGAGCGCGAGGGCGCTCGCCGGCATCGCCGTTAGGCTCACGACACCATGCCGAAACACACGCGACCCAACCCACAGAAAGCGGTCCTCAAGGCGCTGCGTCCCGTCTACCTCACGGACGAGGCACAACGCGAGCGCATCGTCTGCAAAGCGCCGCGCCCGTGGCCCTTGTGGCGCGAGCGCGGGATCACGCAGGACATGCGCGAGCGGCACGGCCCGAACAACCCGCTGTTGCGTGACGTCACGCACGCGTACGAGAACGGCTACTATTCCGTGCTGGTGCGCCCCATCCAGACGGACGAGGGGGAGGCGTGCCACCTCATGATCTCGTCGCTCGATCCGTTCCCGGTGCGGGACTGGCACGACCTCATGCGGATCAAAGACGAGTTGGTCGGCCGTGATGCCATCGCGTTCGAGGTCTACCCGGCCGCGTGCGATGTGGTGGACGGCGCCAACCTCACGCACCTATGGGTGCCGGCGGAGCGGTTGGCCGCGCGGCTCTCGCCATACAGCATCATCTTCGACCGTCCCGAGACAGGAGGCCGTGATGCGTAAGACGATGATGGCGCCCTTCCTCGCCGAGGAGCATCCGCGTGATCTCTTCTCGGTATTCATGCGGGACGTCCGCGCGGCGCTCGCGGCACAGCATGGCCTCGCCCCGCACGTGATCGGGCAACTGTGGTATTGCGGCACGGACCACGCGGTCACCTTCGTGCGGACCGACACCGGGTCACATCAGCGGTATCTCGTCCAACGACCGACCGGCGCCCCGCTGACACTCGTGCGTGCCCGTTAGGTGGTGGCAGGGCTTGCGCTGCCCAAGCTGGCCGCGACGGACCCGGCGGCGGCCGCTGCATTCCTTGCGACGCTCACCGAGCAGGAACGCGAGGCGATAGCGCGAGACCTCGACGAGGTGCCGCCGGCGCCGCCCCGCGAGCGGTTCCGCGACTTCATCCGGCGCGTCAAGCCCAACTTCAAGTTCTGGCGCTATAACGAGCGCATCATCGCGCAGCTCCAGCGCGTCGCGGATGGCGACTTGCGCTACCTCATCATCAACATCCCGCCGCGCTACGGGAAGACGCTCTTACTGAATCTGTTCGCGGCCTACATCGCGTCACAGTATCCCGACCTCTGGACCGGGATGGCCGGCTACGGCGCCGAACTGGCCTACCAGTCGAATGCCGAAGCGCGCGACCTCTACGTCGAGGGTGGCGGGAACATCTCGGTCGCCGAGGAGGAGGAGACCAAGCGCAAGGGCGGGAAGAAACGCGCGAGTGTGCGTCTCTGGCAGACGCAGGGGCGTGGCGGCGTGTGGGCCGCCGGCGCGATGGGGGCGATCCTCGGACGCGGGGCGCACTTCCTCCTGCTCGACGACCCGATCAAGAACTTCTCGGAGGCCGACAGCGCGGTCTACCGCCGGAAGCTCATCAACTGGTGGCAATCCACATGGACGAGCCGCGAGGAGCCGAATTGCGCCCTCGTGATCATCATGCAGCGGTGGCACCAGTTGGACATCGTGGGCTGGCTCACCGAGCAGGAGGCGCTCGACCAGACCGGCTGGCACTTCATCGTGTTCGATGAGGAGCGGGTGCTCGATCCGCCGCTGAGCGTGCCGCCGTCCTCGACGCTCGAACCCGACTGGCGCCGCGCGGGCGAAGTACTGGAGCCCGAACGGTTCTCCAAAGCTGCCGTCGCGAAGAAGAAGCGCCGGCGCGGCCCGCGTTGGTGGTGGTCGATGAACCTCCAGCGGCCCCGGCCCGCTGAGGGGACCATGTTCAAGCGCGAGTGGTTCCAGATTGTCAACGCGATGCCGGCCGACCCGCTGCTCCGCATTAGGTACTACGACCTCGCGGGCACGGAGCGGGACGGGAGCGGCGACGATGACCCGGACTACACCGCCGGCCCGCGCATGAGCATCGACCAGAAGGGCATCATCTATATCGAAGACCTCCGCTGCGGCCAGTGGGGCGTGCCGGACCGCAATCGGCGCATCCGTGAAGCGGCGGACGACGACGCGCAGCAGTTCGGCCGACGCGACCCCGACACCGGCGTGGTGCGGCCCGATCCCACGGCGGTGCCGATCTGGTGGGAGACGGAGACCGGCCAAGGCGCGCGCGAGCGCACGCAAGCCTTGCGCGAGCTGCTCATCGGCTACCGCATCCACAACGAACCGGCGGTCGGCCAGAAGGAGTTGCGATGGGAGCCGTTCATCGGGTGGCTCGCGTCGGGGAACGTGCGGATCGTGAGCGACGCGCATCTCCCGCCCGAGCGTCGATGGAACTCGATCCTGCTCGACTTCCTGACCTCGATCCACCCCGGCGTCAAGGACCAGAAGGACGACGTGGCCGATGCGCTCGCCGGCGGCTTCGCCAAGCTCTCGGCCTACTTCCGTGGCGGGATGGTCGGCGATCTGCCCGAGCTGCCGCTCATGGAGAAAAAGGACCCGTTCAACCCGATGGACGAATGAGCCGGTAGTTGCGTGCGCCGTCGGGGTGCGTGCGGTATTCTGCGCCGACTCTCCCACCTCCGGCACGCATGGCCAACATCAAGGACTTCACCTCAGAGCTTGGGTCATCCGGCATCAACCGCGCGGGCGGGTTCCTCGCGTGGGATTGGGTGCCCGAGCTGAACGGGGTGCGCGGCGCGTACGCGTATCGCGAGATGGCGTACACCGACGCGCTCCTGCATGGCATGGTCTACTCGGTGCAGATGCTCCTCCGCCGGATGCAATGGCGCGTAGAGCCGGCGGACGACTCACGCGAGGCGAAGCGGTTCGCCGACGAGTTCCGCAAGATGCTCTTCGTGGACCTCCGCAAGACGCCGTGGCCGGGCGTCGTCGCGGACGCGAGCACGATGATCATCTACGGCTACGCGCCGCTAGAGCTGGTCTACCGACGCGACAAGGCGAAGGGCACGCTGGCCATCGACAAGATCGCCTATCGCGCGCAGACGTCCGTGAACCAGTGGGAGTTCGACGACGAGGGCGAGGGCGACGTGCTGCTCGGGATGTGGCAACAGCCCTACGACCGGCCGCTCGTCTTCATCCCCATCGAGAAGCTGTGCATCCCGCGCACGGTGCTGGAGTCGGCGAACCCCGAGGGCCGCAGCATCTTGCGTGGGGCCTACAAGTATTACGTACAGAAACGCGTGCTCGAAGAGGCCGAGGGGCGGAAGCTCATGCGCTCGGCCGGCCTTGTCGTGGGTCGCGCGCCGATGCGCTGGATGACGACGACCGCGACGCCGGACGAGCGCGCGCTCTATGCCTCGTTCGTCGCCTCGGTGAAAAAGATCGCCGAGGACCGGCAGGCCGCCATCGTGTTGCCGTCGGACGTGATCGAGTCGGGCGGGCTCCCGGGACAGGGGGGCCAGAAGGTGCCGTTGCTCGACATCGAGTACAAGATGAACGACGGCCGCTCGAACGTCGATTTCAACCCGACGCTCGAACGCTACGACAAGCGCATGGCGGCCTCGGTGCTCGCCGACTGGCTGTTGTTAGGCGGTGGAGGGTCCACGGGCTCGTGGGCGCTGTCCGAGGACAAGACGACGATGTACGAGCACGCCACGGGCGGGCTTGCGGACATCATGGAGGGCGAGTTCCAGCACTCGCTCGTGCATCGCTGGATGGCGCTGAACGGCTACCCCGAGGACCGGGCGCCGAAGCTCCGGCATGGCAACCTGTCGAAGCGCGACCTCGCCGCGCTCTCGACGTACATCACGGCCATGACCACGGCGGGCTATCTCACCGTCAGCCCCAACATGCGCCAGTTCGTGCGCGAGGCCGGCTCGCTGCCCGAGGCGACCGAGGAAGAGCTGAACGCACCCGTGCCGGACCCCAACGCGGGGAAGCCGGGCGCCGAGGGCGAGGAGAAGCCGGGGGCACCGGGGGCGGCGTCACCGAACAACACGCCGGACAAGGGGCAGGACACACAAGCGGGCGAGCAGCCGGAGGACGCGGCCGACGATGGCCCCACGCACTTCGGCGACGGGACGCCCACGCGGGACACGGCCGACGACGAAGAGGACGACACCGAGGAGGGGGAAGCCTAACATGTATCACGTGCGACGCGGCCTCACACCGAACGGCGCCAAGATCATCGACATCGCCGGCGAGATGGACGGCATGATGATGGACGGCCTCGTGACCCTCGACCCGACCGACACATTCCACGGGCGCCCGTTCGCGTGGTGGGAGCCCGGGCGCAGCTACGACGCCGACTTCACGCCGCTCTCGCGCACGCCGCCCACGGTGCAGCAGCCCGGAGCCTAACGATGACCGTGGCCGAGTGGTGCGCGGCGCTGGTGACGAAGTACAACAAGGACCAGCCGCGCGACGACGACGGGAAGTGGACGCGCGGCACCGGCTGGTATCACGGGACGATCTTCGCTGTCGAGGGCGCGATCACGCGGGGCGGGTTCTCGCGGCGCCTCGGCACCGACGCGCGCGCTATCGACGACATGGGGACGTGGTGGAGCGACGACCCGGCGCACGCGCGCAAGTTCGGGCCGCGCGTCCGCCGGGCCAACGCGGATTACCACGAGCTGTTGCAGGGCGCGCGGTTCCTCGACGTCAAGTCCGGATTCTTTGAGCAGTTCGCCACCCCGCAACGCGCGATGAAGTACCTCGGCAAAAAGATGAGCAAGGCCGAGGTCCTCACGCTGGTGATGCGCCCGACGTATCCGGAGACCGGCGAGCGCGCGCGCTACATGGACCGGCTGCGCGAAGACCTCCGCCGCAAGGGCTACGACGGCATTCGCTGGCGGGATACCAACATCGACCGCAGCGCGACCGACACGCCGCACACGATGGTGGTCTATTGGGGCAAGGGCGGGGACGGGACCGTGCACACCGATCTGCACTATGAAGACACCGAACGGGTGGCCCAAATGATCAAAGAGAAGTGGATCAAGAAAAGCCGCGAGGAGTCGGGCGACCCGTGGGCGTGGTTCGCCAAGGCGGCGCGCGAGTACAAGCGGCACCCGAAGGGCGATAAGCGCGGCGGACAGTTCGCCCCCAAGGACGGCGCCGGCGCCTCTGCCAGCCCCGCCAGCGGGGCGGACGGCGCCGGCAAGGGGAAGACGCCACCGGAGCAGACGCGGCGCGCCAGAGGGGCCGGCGGGGGCTTCGACACCGCCTCGTGGACCGGGCGCTCGATCCCGGACCGGCGCAAGGCGTGGGACGCGCTCGACCCCGAGGAGCAGGACCGTCAGGCCAACGCATCCGTGACGGTCAAGCGCGCCGTGTCGGCCGTCTCGGGGGTCGCGGGTGCGTGGGACGGCGCCGCCGAGTATGGCGCCGCCGTCAAGGCGCGCGTGGCGACGCTCGTGAAAGAGGGCGCGTTCCACCAAGACACCGCCCGCATGATCGAGCGCAGCGCGGTGGACTTCCACGAGACGCTCCTGACGGCCCGGGCGCCGGTCGCGGCCGCGCGCCGGCTGGCCGAGTCGTGGTTCGACCACATGGCGGCGCAGGAGTCCGAGTCCATCGCGCGGTCGCTCGGCGACCACGGCGCGCGCCACCTGTTGCAGGACCTCGATCAGTCGCTCGCGATCCTCAAGGCCGTACCGGGCACGCACGAGAACTCCGCCGAGGACAGGGCCGTCCTGTTCATGGCGGCCGCGTTCCACGACGCGGGGTATCTCACGCCCCCGAGCCGCGTCTTCCTCGACGGCCAGCATCCCCGGTGGTCGGCGCAGCACTTCAACACGAACCTGCGCGGGATGGTGCGCGAGGCCCTCGGCGACGGCGCCGCGCGGCACACGTCGGACGTGATCATGCGGCACTACGAGGCCGACGTCGATTGGGAGAACGATGCGGTGGGGAGCGCGTTCCGTGTGGCCGACAACCTCGCCCTCTTCCAGCAGGAGAAGCTCCCGGGCGTGATCCGCTACGTGCCGAAGAACAAGGACGTGCTCGTGGCGCTGCACCGGAAGGAGATCACGGTGGAGCAGGCACGCGAGCAGATGGTCCGCAACATCATGGATCAGCCCTCGATCCACCCCGGGGTCAAGCAGCGGTTGACGCGCGCGGCGATGGAGACGAGCGTCATCCTCCCGAAGCTGACGTTAGGCATGTACGGCGGGAAGGTCGAAGGATTCGGGTGGAATGAGGGCGACGGAGGACACCTGACGGTCAAGATGCAGTTCGCCCCGAAGCACGCGCCGGTGATCGAGCGGGTGGCCGACCTCGGCACGCGTCCGTTCACGAAGTTGGCGGAGGGCTACGGCTATACCGACGCCACGTTAGGCGCGGCCATGAGCAGCGGGCGCATCGAGTTCAAGCGGGGCGGGAAGCGCAAGATCGTGTTCAACGCCGGCCGCGACCTCACCAAGGCGATCCGGATGGTATTCGGCCCGGGATGGGGGCGCTCATGACGACGCACGCATGGTTCTCGGCGCTGGTGGGGAAGTACGATCCCACCCAACCGCGTGATGCCGGCGGCCGCTGGACCGACGGGGACGCGATGCCGGCGCGCGTGAGCGCCTCGGTGCGGCCAGAGGCGGCCGCTGTGTTGCGGGTTGCCGGCGTGCAGGCGGAGGACTTCGCGCGGCGCATGGTCGCCGGGATGCCGGACGAATACACCTACGAGGTCACCGTCGGCAAGGTGGCCAAGCGGTACTCAGGCAACGGCGACCCGACGGACGTGCTCCGCGTGCAGATCGACGGCACCGGGAAGGGCGGCCGCGCGGTGCTGGCGGCCACGTATGAGTTCGAGCTAGGAGACGGACCGGCGCAACCCGGGCGTCTCTTCCTCGACTCCATCGGCGTGCAGACCATGCAGCGGGGCGCCGGCGCGCAGTTGGTGGCTAACGCGCTCGACGCGGCACGGACGCCCGGGTTGAACATCAACCGCGCCGAAATGGGCGCCGCCCAAGATGGGGCGTATGCGTGGCCGCGCATGGGGTTCACGCACGCCGACAACTGGCCGGATCGCGATCCGTGGCGCCGCGAGATGGTGCAGCGGCACATGGCCGCGATGCAGAAGGCCGGTGACCTGACGAAGGCACAGGTGGCCGAGGTGTGGCGCGCGCTGGACGACCCGGACCCGAAAGCCATCTGGCGCATCGCGGACATGAAGCCGCGCGCGGCGGCCCATCGACTGCTTGCCGACAACGGGTTTCACCGCTACGCGGGAATCGGCGCCGGCAACCTCGTGCTGCGGTTCGACGACGCGGCGGCGATGCAGCGGCTTGGGGGCTACGTGGCGACGCGCCGCGCAGCCGTGCGAAAGGGCGAGGACGACGCCGGGCCGATGCTCGACCTGAACGCGTGGGCGTTCCTGCACGTCTGCGACGTGGACCGCGACGCGCTGGCGAAGTACGACCCGGCGCAGCCGCGCGTGCCGGCGGGGACGCCGACAGCGGGCCAATGGGTCCGGCTGTCGGGTGGGCTACACGTCGGCAGCTTGCGCGGCCAGCGGGCGTTCTCGGGTGTGCACGCGGGCTCGCCCGTGCTGTTAGGCGCCGAGCACATCAAGCATGTGCGGGCGGCGGTGCAGGAGGTCGTGGGGGATGGCCCATCGGGGGAGCACGAGGCGGCGAAGTGGCAGCAGGATGTGCGCGATCCGGCCACCCGCGAGGCGGCACGCGCGTTTCTGCGTAACGCCGGCAAGCACCCCGTCGTCTCGCAAGAACTCGCCGTCTTGGCGAGCGAGACCCCGTGGAACGGCGTCGATGCCGAGTTGCCGAAAGGGGCTATCGTGATCATCCCGATGGGCGCGAGCGAGGAGACGCAACATCTGGTCGGGGACACGCTCGCCTCATTGCCGGTGGAGCACCGCGCGCTCCTCGCCTCGACGCGCGAGTATGGCAGCCTTGGGACGGTGAAGGTCCTGCCACAGGTGTCGCTCACGTCGCTCGACGCGCAAAGCAGCGAGCCCGGATGTGCGGCGTACTTCATGACGGGCGCCGAGATGTGCATTGGCGAGCGCAGCGTGGAACGCTACCGCAAGACGGTGGCGACGATGAACGATGTCGCGGAACCGGACAGCGCGGACCTCATGCGCTCCGTTGTCCTGCACGAGACCGGGCACGCGATTGACTTCGGGCTCGCCGGGCGCGTGGGCCGCAGCGGCACGAGCTTCGGGTCCGAGAAGATCGCGACGCTCAAGCGCGCGAGCGATGATGACGTGAGCGGATGGGGCGACACCGACGCGTCCCGGTGGGTGAATACGTTCACGGCGCCACTGGTGAAGCCGTCGGAGTTGTTCGCCGACGCGTACGCGTACCTCATGGGCGCGCGCTACGTGCGAGGCGTGGCGAGCACGGAGTTCGCGCGGGCGTTCCCGCGCGCGATCCGCGTCACCCGCGCGCTCCTCCACTCGAACAAGCTGCCCACAACCCTGCACAAGGCGGCCGACGACGGCCTCACGCTGTGCACCATCCGCGTGCGAGCCCCGTTAGGCAAGGACGCCGACTTCGAGGCCAAGCACCCGCGCGACAAGGGCGGACGGTTCTCGGGGAAAGAGGCGATTGACGCCTTCGTCGCGGAGTTCGAGGCCCGCTCGTTCGACCATCCGGTTGATTGGCGCATTCGCGTGACCAACTTCCGCCTCACGGGTGGCGGGGAACGGCACTACACGGCGATGGTCAAGCTGTACCCGCTCGGCGACGAGGGCGTGCACTTGGAAGAGTTGGTTGCCGTCACGCGAGGCGGCGGTCGCAAGGCGATGGAGATGCTGACGGAGCTGGCCGACAAGCACGGCGTGATCCTCGACCTGTTCGCGTCCCCGATCCCGGGGGTGATCGGACAGCACCGGCCGCGCACGCAGGCGGAACTCATGGCATTCTATCGCGAGTTTGGGTTCGAGGGATACCGTGAACCCGGCGCGCGCCGGCTGCGTGACCCGCTCTCGCCCACGATGGTGCGCTACCCGGCGGGCATGACACCATTCGCCAAGGCGGCGCCGGGCGTCGTGGACGCGAACGGCATGTTGCACGCGGCGGCTGGTGACCCGGCCGGCGGGCAGTTCATGTCGGACGAAGATCGGCCGGTGTTCGTGACGGACGAGGGAGCCGTCATGCAACTGAAAACCGTCCGAGAGAAAGCGGAGCGTGCGCTGCGCGCCGTGCGTGCAGGCGCGTTGCGTCCCGACACATCCGCGCTGTACGAGTCGGAGGCCGAGGCCGCAGCCATCGCGGCCATTGCCTCGGATGATTACAACCCGGTGACGACGGCGCGGAAGTTTGAGGCTGCGCTCCTCGCGTCGGTGCAGTATCGCGACCGGCTGAAAGGGTGGGCGCAGCGTCGAGACCGGACCGACGACGAGCTGGCCGCATACCCCCAACACCCAAACGCGGCGGAGCCGGCCATCGTCGAGGATCAAGACGGGTCCGGCTGGTGGCACGTCTACGCATCGCAGGAGGACGCGGATCGGGCAAAAGCGGCTTACGCGAACGGGCAGAGTGTCGATGAGCCGGCGCTCTCGATCCACCCGGACTCAAACGGCTACTCGGTGATAGCAGCATCCGGCGCTGCGCCGTATGTCATGCGCTCGGAGCTACCCGCCGCGTGGTTTCCCACGTTGGAAGGAGCCACCGCTGAGGCGCGTACGATCATGCGGCGTCTTGCGTGGCACGAGACCGCCACCCGGAATCTTGGTGATGCGTATTGGATCGCCGAAACACTACAGAACGGCATCGACCCCGTAGTGGAGGATGGACCGGGGCTCCGTGTGTTCGGGGAGACATCGGACGGGCCGCGCGTGTTGTATGGCCATTTCTCCCCGGAGCACATCGCGTTTGGGTACGCCGACCGCGCGATGATGCAGGCGCATCTCGTCGAGGATGACCACCAAAAGGAGGAAAGCCGGCGCGCGTGGTCCGCTGCGGAGTCGAGCGAGGGCGCCAACGACCCGGCCATCACGGCGGCCGCCGCGCGCGTCGTGCGGCTTGTGCACCCAAGCCTGACAGGGGGCGACGCCGACGTCATCGAAGAGGCGCACGGAGATAACGGGACGCTCGGCACGCTGCGCGGTTCGATCAAGCGTTACCAACGGTCATCGTCGCCGATCAACGACTCGGCGCGCGGTATCCGCACGCGTGACTTCGCGTTACAGGACAGGCAGGCGGAGATTGGAAAGGCAGACTTCGATCTCATGGCGGCGCTCGTGCCGCATTTCCCGTTGCAAGGCGCACGGGAGATGTTTCGCGGAGTGAGGGGCGCGCTCGCGGGTGATCTGGCGGTGCTCAAGTCTGGCGACGCGTTCACCGACAAGGGCTTTGCGAGCTTCACGACACACCACACGAACGCGTTCAGCTTCGCCGGCAGGGGCGGCACGATCATCCGAACGATCTGGCCCGACGGATGGCCCGCCATCCCGGCGCTGCGCTCCGATGAGCAGGAGTACATCCTCCCGCCCGGGACGGAGTTCACCGTCAAGCACGTCGAGCACTTTCGCACCGTCACGCAAAGCCCGATGACGCTCGTCACGGTCGTCCCGCGCCTCCAGAAGGCGTATAAGCCCAAGGCGACGGTTGCGAAGCAGGAGAACCCGAACCTCCCGGCGCCGTCGCCGGATGATCGGTGGGTGTGGCTCCCGGGTGACATCACGATCACGCGGCGCACCTCGCGCGCCACGGTCGGGAAGGCCACGCTCGACACGCTCCCGCCGCTGTCCGAGGCCGGCGCGCGTCGGCTCGCGGCGTGGACCGAGAGCTACCGCCGCCAGTTGCAAGCTCTCGATCCGATGGCCCTTGCGCGCGTGTTCCGCGACCAGCGCGGCGATGACCGCCTGTCGCAGGTAGGGATCGGGGCGCTCACCGCATGGGAGCGCGGCGACCGGGGGATCGCCCCGTTCACGCAGGAGCAGATCGACCGCATGGCTGGCGTGTACCGACGCCGGGCCGACGAGTATCTGCGCGGCGTCGAGGCGATGAAGGAATGGCGCGAGCGCGACCTCGCCACGCTCCGCGCCGGGTGGGACGCGTTCATCGCGGCCACCGGCACGGACACGACGCGCATCACGAAGCGGTGGAAAACGATGGGCGACCACAAGGTGCGCGACCAACACCGCGAGGTGGACGGCGTGACGCTCACCTACGACGAGTCGTTCATCGTGGATGGCGAGTCCGTGTGGGGGCCGCCGCAATCGTACGGCTGCCGCTGCACGCTCGTGATCACTCCCGCCCCGGGCGCGTTGCCGCCTGAGTGGGAGGTGAGCCCCGAGGCGGCCGATCAGATGCTCGCCGACGCGGCCGATGCGCTCGTCGCCAACTTCCCGGCGCGGCTTGGCTCCGTTGGACCCGATGAGCGGCCGTTCCCCGTGGTGGAGACCGGGCCGCCGGAAGGCGATCCGAAGGGCTCCGCGTGGTGGGAGCCGCTGTTCGGTGACAACAAGAACGAAGCGGTGCGCGCGGCGCGTGAGTGGTTCAAGACGCTGCTCGAACGCATCGCGGACCGGAAGCGCGCGCCGGACCCGCTCGCGCGTGATCTCGATCCGCTGCCCGAGCCCGACACCGCCGAGCCCGAGGCATTCGTCGAGCCGGATGTGGACCCGGAGCGCACGGTTCGGCGCCGGCCGGGGCTCGCCCGCACGACGCCAAAGAAGGGAAAGAAGAAAGGGCCGCCAGCGTCCCCGGACGACATGCGGAAGGCGATCCTCACCGTGATCGAGAAGTACCGGGCCGACCAGCCGCGCGACGAGCGCGGGCGGTGGAGTGACGCGCTCGGGGTGATCGACAGCCGACCCGACTGGAACCGCTACGCGGGGCTGGCTGACGCGAGTGGGCCTGACGGGCTGCTCATCCGACCCACCGCGATGAGTGCCGATCTCGACGCCACCGCGCGGGCGAATGCGAAGCGCGTGCGGACGATCTTCAACACGCTCCCGGTCAGCGCGCGGCGCCGCATCGCGGCATCGCTCACGGAGGGGGTGTCGGTCGCGGCCTCGATGGAGGAGGCAGCCGCCGGCACCGCGATTGGGCACGTGCCGTCGGAGCGTTTCGCGGCGGCGGCTGGGCTGCACTACTCCGTGGACGACGGCGACGGACCTGTCCGGGGTGTGCTGTTCTCAACGATCAAGATGGCGGCGATGGTTCACGTCGTGGACGATGGGATCACCGCGCGCCGGCATACCAAGGTGATTGCCCTCACCGACGAGCAGAAGGCCGACGCGGTGTTCCACGAGATCGTGCTGCACGAGTTCGGCCACGCGCTCGACTACGCCATCGGTGGCTCCGCGCCCCTGAGTCATTGGGGGTGGGACAAGGCGTCGGTGCGCGGGTCGCTCGCCCGCGACAAGAAGAAGATCGAGCGCACCCTCGCCATCGCGCCGAACGCGTTCGACGAGGATAACATCGTCTACGCGCTGTCGTCGCCCAAGGAAGCGTTCGCCCACGCGGCGAGCTACCTCTTCGGGGCACAGCAGGTTGCCGGCATGGCCCCGACCCGATTCGCATCCTACGCACCGCGCACCATCGCCGCCGTGCGACGGGCGCTCGCGCGCGCGGGCGTCGCGACCGTCAGGCACAACGTGGTGAAGTTCGAGGCCGACCAGCCGCGCATCCCCAAGGGGCAGAAGGGCGGTGGGCGGTGGGCGCGAACCGGCAGCACGATGACCGCCTTCGAGATGGGCATCGCCGAGGACGAGATCGAGACGGCGGCGCTGACGGGCGGCGTCGGGGCAAACTTCGAGAAGACGGGGAACCACAACTCCGTCGAGTTCACCGACGACGAACTACGCGCGATGGCCGGCGGCACGCTGACGCACAACCACCCGAACGCGTCCTCGTTCTCGACGGACGACATGGCCATCTTCACCCGCACGCGGATGGCGGAACTCCGCGCGGTTGGCACGTCGTGGGATGGCCAGCGCGTGCTCTACCGACTCCAGCGGCCGAAAGATTGGGACGCGACGACCGCCATCGACAAGTTCGTGCGCGACCACGCGGCGCATTACGAGAAGGAGTCCGCGAACGACACGCCGATTCGGCGCAGCGAAGCGAGACACGACACACGGTTCCTGCGCGAGCAGATCGAGGGAACGCTCCGCCCGCGCTGGATGCAAGCCGGGGACACGGACCGCACGCCGGACGAGCGCGCCGCTATCGCGATGGCCATGATTGCCGACCACTTCTTCGACCGCCATCACGTCACGTTCAACAACCGATGGGCCACGCGCGTGAACGGTGGGATGTCCAATGAAGAGGCGAACGTTCGCACCATTAACGAGCACTCGCACGTGGCGATGCGCCACTTCGCGCGCGTCATGGGGCTGCGCTATGCACGCGTCGTAAGCGCCGGGCGGAAACGGACGGTCTCGGCGCTCGGGAAGTCGTGGCAGGATCGGCCGGCCGACTCGATCTCGCGCGGGGGGCGCGTCCTCTATGACGAATGGCCCACGTATGCCATGCCGACGCCAACCGACGGCGTGCAGAAGTTCGACGCGGACCAGCCGCGCGCGCCCAAGGGCGAGCCGAACGGTGGCCAGTGGGTGAAGGGGAGCGCGCCGTCGCTCGGTGACGGGCGGTCGTATGAGGATCACGCGCGCGAGCTGGAAGCGTCCGGGCTCGGGGAGGCGGCCGCGAACCTGCGCCGCTTCATGGACGGATCGAAGGTCACGGAGGCCGTGCTGCACGGGACCACGCGCGATTTCGAGGAGTTCGGCTACGCCTACGCGAACCCCGACAACTTCTTCGGCGCGGGCCACTACTTCACCGACGACCTCGGGGACGCCGGCGCACACTACGCCTCGGCAGACGGCCCCGACCTCCGGAACAACCTCGAACTCTGGATCGAGGCCAACATCGACCGCGACGATGACGGCGCCGACCTCCCCCGGGAGGAGAAGTTGCGGATCGCGCGCGAGTCGCTCGGCGTGACTCACGGCGGCGCGACGGTCCCCGTGTTCCTCGCGATGAAAAAGCCGGCGCTGCTCTACGCGAAGGGGTCGGAGCTGTCATTCCGATACGGCGAGCCGACGACCCTCGACCGGCGCGGCGTGCGGCTGTTCGCGCGCGCGCTCCGTGACGTGGGGGCCGAGTACGGGATGCGCGATGGGGAGGTGGCGGACATGCAACAGCGATTCTTTGAGCATGTCGCCATGCGCCGCGAGGAGTGGGGCGAGGGGAAGATCGACCTCGGCGAGGCGCTCACGGCGGCGACGACTCGCTACGCGTTCATGGACAGCCAGATCGACGTGGAGGGGGCGGGAGACCCTCGTCTGCGGGGGCGCACCGACACGTTCCCGAACATGTACAAGCAGTTCCAGCGCGACCTCGTGCGGCGCCTCAAGTTCGACGGCATCATCATGGACCCGGGCGTGTTCAATGGGATGCAGCACAAGTTTCAGCGCGGGGATGCCGCGCACTACATCGTCTGGTCGTCCCGTCAGGTGAAATCGGCGGTCGGCAATCGAGGCACCTACGACCGCCGCGACCCGAACATCACGAAGGCCGCGCCGGGCGTCGTGGATGCCAACGGCATGTTGCACGCAGCGGCCGGCGACCCGACGGGCGGGCAGTTCATCAGCCCGGACGACATGCCGGTGCGCGTCGCGGGGCATAGCCTGTCGCGCATCGCGACGATCCAACGCCACACGAGCAACTACAACCACGATGGGCGCCGGCCGGAGTTCGCGGTGCTCAAGCCGACGAAGGAAGAAGCCGAGGCGTTGTTAGGCATGGCCACCGAGGTGCCGGGCCAGAACGAGTTCGTCGCGACAGCGGCGAGCGTTGGGCGCGCCCTCGCGGCGTCGCTCACGTGGTCCGCCCGCGTGGAGGCCGTTGCAGCCGGACCGCAAGCGCCCGAAGAGATTGAGGCGTACCCGCAGCACACTGGCGAGGACGCGCCCGAGTTCGTGGTGGGGCCGGATGGCCGAAGCGCGTTTGTCTTCTCGTCGCCCGCAGAGGCCAAGCGTGCGCGCACCGCCATCGCGAGCGGCGTGATCAAGGACACCTTCCAGCTCGTGCAAGGCGTGTGGATGCCCGCTGACGAGTCGGTGCTGCGCGGGACGCTGGTCATTAGCCCGGCTGGCAGCAAGGGCTTCGTCATCGACCCGATCAGCGCGTACATCAACCAGTTCGTGCCGGTTGATACATCGCAGCCATCACAGCGCAAGTTCTACGGCTCGATGGAGGAGGCCAAGGCCGCAGCCGAAGCGGTCGTTAGGCGCCACGAGTTCTCGCGGTCCGCTGCGAACATGCTCAGCGAGCAGCGGCGCATGGTGGCGGAAGTGAACCGTGGCATCGACCCTGACGAGAACGGGGTCGGCATCATGGTGCACCAGACGACGGACGGCCCCAAGGGCGCGCGCGTGCAGTTCGTGCCGGAGCACGAGGCGTTCGGCTATTGGAGCCGAGGGATGATGGAGGCCGTCTCCGTCGAGGACTCTGACCACGAAACGCGAAGCGAGGCGGCGTGGTCGGCCGCCGGCGTGGCGACGAGCGGCGCGGTGACGGAGCGCATGAAGCGCGTGGCGGAACTGTCGGGGCTCCCGGGCTACGAGGATGATGCGGACGAGGCGCTGCGAATGTCGGGCGGCCCGCTCGCGTTCTTGCGCGGCTCGATCTCACGGTATCAGCGGTCCTCGTCGCCGATCAACGACTCGGCGCGCGGCATTCGCACGCGACAGTGGTCGCTCGACGACGCGACGGAGCAGCGCGGCAAGGCGGACTTCGATCTCATGGAGGAGATGATTCGGCACTTCCCGCACGCCGGCGATACCGAGATGTATCGCGGTGTACGGGGAGAGCTGGCGGGCGATCTCGCGAGGCTCAAGCCCGGCGACGCATTCACCGACAAGGGGTTCGCGTCGTTCTCGACACACCCGGCTAATGCGACCAGCTTCGCCGGGGCCGGCGGCACCATCATCCGAACGATCTGGCCCGACGGATGGCCCGCGATCCCGGCGATTCGCTCGCACGAGCAGGAGTACATCCTGCCGCCGGCGACCGAGTTCGTCGTGAAACACCGGCAGTTCTACCGCACGATGGCCGGCAACCCGATGGCGATCATCACGGTGGTGCCCAAGCTGGCGCCACACTACACGCCGAAAGCGACCATCGGCAAGGCCGCCTCGGTGGCGCATGCGCCATCGTCAGAGGATCGGTGGCTGTGGCTGCCGGGGGACATCACGATCACGCGCAAGGCACGCGTGCAGAAGTTCGACGCGGACCAGCCGCGCGCGCCCAAGGGTGAGCCGAACGGCGGCCAGTGGGTCAAGACGGCGCTGTCGTTCTCGACCGAGGTGACCGACGCGTACAGCGGACAGGTCAACTACAACGTCGTGGCGCGGGACGCCAGCGGCCGCGCGGTCGGCGTCGTGCAAGCGGTCAGCTACAACGGGGAGGATTCCGTCTCGATGATCGCGGTACACCCCGACGCACGCCGGCAAGGCGTGGGGCGCGCACTCATTCGCGCGTTCCTCGACCAGCGCGAGGGGGATCGCGTGCGATGGGGCGGCGCCACGGGTGAGGGGGCCGCGCTGCTCGATGCGACGGTGCCGCATTGGCGGCGCAACTCGACCGTGATGGCCGGCGATCCCGAGCCGCTCCCGGGCGGGGGATGGGACACGCCCGAGTGGCGGAAGTGGTTCGGCGGGTCGGTCGTCACGAACGCTGACGGCACCCCGCGCCAGATGTACCACGGCACCCGCCACCAGTTCTCGAACTTCCGGGGCGATCCCCCGGACCAGACGAAGGACATCGGCAACGGACACGTCATCCACACCGGCACGACCATCGACCGCGCGCTCGGGCCGCACTTCACCGGCGAGCCCGCGACGGCGGCACAGTTCGCGGCGGGCATCTACGCCCGCGAAGATGATCAGTGGGGCGCCGACCGCCTGTTGCGCGAAGGGCTCGCGGTGCACGGCCGGGACTTCGTGCAGGACGAAAACGCTGCGCGTATGGCCGCCGCCGGCGAGACCGTGCCGTCGTGGATGCGGGACGCGACGCCATTCGCCGCGAAGCCCGGTGGGCGAGTCGTGCCGGTCTACCTCGCCATCCGCAATCCGCGTGTAGTCCCACAACCACACTTCCGAGACCTGTACGACGACGACGAGAACATCTCGTCGGGCCGGGTGGGCGATGAGGAGGCGGTGGCCGCCGACGCGTACACGCAGGCGCTCACCGCGAGCCCAAAGCTGCTCTATGAGTGGATGACGGAGATCGGGCAGGAGAACGGTTATGACTACAAGGGCCGGGAGTGGCGCGACAACGCGCGCAAGCTCCACGAGAAGATGACCGCGCGGGACGGGTTCGAGTGGCCGAACCAGCACAACAGCGGCACGACCACCTACCGCTCGCTGCAACACTTCATCCTCCGGAATCACTCGGATCGCCTCGTGTTGCATCGCGGTGACCCGGCGAAGCAGGGGCTCGCCTTCCGGGTGATGCGGCGCTATCGCCAGTGGTTGAAGGACAGCGGCCACGATGGGCTGCGCTATACCAACACCTCGCCAAACGAGGCGGTGCAGGGCGGCGACAACTACGTCTTCATCCCGCTGTCGCCGAACCAGATCAAGAGCGCCTTCAACCCGCGCCCGACGCGCTCGAACAAGTTCCACAAGAGCGCGGACTTTGAGGCGGAGCATCCCCGGGACAACATCGGCCGGTTCCGGGACAAGAATCAGGGGGAGATGTTCCCCGACATCGCCGAAGCGTCCGAGGCGTTCTACCGCGAGCACCCGGCGGCCGGCTGGCGCCCGTGGCCGGCGGACCCCGACAACGGCGACGATGGATGGGGCGATGACATCGAAGCCGCTGCCGACGAGGCCGCGACCCCCGAGCAGTTCGATGAGGTGTTGCGGCACTTCGGCGCCGAGCGCCAAGACCTGTCTGCTTATGGGCACGCGCACGCGGCCACGTTCACGCGCACGCACCGAGGGGAGGAGGAGACGGCGGTCATCACATGGGAGCCCGGCGTCACCGGCGGCGGCTATTCTCGCGTGGAGAGCGTGCGGGAGTTCGTGGACGACCTCAACGTGGACGATGAGGTGACCCGCCTCAACGAAGAGGTGCACGCCGACTTTTGGGCGGAGCACGGCCCGTCGGTCCTGTATCACGGCACCGATCCCGACAATCACGAGGCGATCCTCTCCGAGGGGCTGCTCGCGAGTAACGAGCGGCGCGGGCTCGCGAATCGCCACATCGGCAACGCGGTCTTCGCGCACCCTTCGGAGGACATCCCGCGCGGGTACGCAAACGACTCCGACGAGGGCCTCCTCGTGATCGACGTCGCCAAGATGCGGCGGGACCGGAAGCAGGGCGTGCTCGGCACGTTTCGCGTGGAGCGCGAGCCGACGCCGCTAGAGATCGAGGTGCGCTCGCGCATCGCGTGGGACCTCGGGCTCGAACAGTACGATGCCGACTATGACGGGCAGGACCCCGAAACCTTGATCCTCTACACCGACATTCTCCCCAAGTACCTTCGCCGATACGTGGAGTCCTCCGATGACTAAGCCAACGCCTGACGGTACGTGGGTGCAGCACGCGCCCGGCAAGTGGAAGTTTGTCCGCTCGTTAGGTGTCGGGAAGGATGCCGCGTTCGAGGCGCAGCACCCGCGCGCGCCAGACGGCCAGTTCATCACCGCCGGCGGTGGGGGGGGCGCGACGGGCGCCATGAGCGCCGCCGTGCGGAATGTGGTGGCGTTCTCGCAGCGCATGGCGCAGGCCGTGGCGTCCGACGGCGGGTTCACCTTCTCCAATCGCACGGGCGAGACCGCCACGCGTGGCATCGCCGTGGCGCCGTTCCCGGAGTTCTCCGGCATCTTCGACGCGTCCACCTTCTCGGCCGAGGATGCGGCGCGCTGGATCGCGCAAAATCAGCGGTTGCTCCGGCACGAGCGCGTGCACGTGGGCGGCTGGCGTGACGACGCCTCGGGGAAGGTCTACCTCGATCTGGTCCGCATCTACGACCCCGCCGACCGCGACATCGCTATCGCGGTCGGCCGGCGCCGGAACCAAATCAGTGTCGCGGACCTCGGCGCGATCTCGGTCGGCGATTGGGACCACGCCATCATTCCGACGGGCGGGACCGGCGAGGCCGTAGTTGTTGGCAAACGGCGGCGCTCGCGGGGCACGTTCATCCTGTTCCCGGCGGACGTGTCGCCCGAGGAACTCGCTGCATCCCTTGGCGCGGAGTCTGGTATGAACACAGTCGAGAAGTGGTGGCACCGGCTCACGAAGTTCGACGAGTCGAAGATCAAGCGGCATCCGAAGGGCGACGAGGCGGGCGGCCAGTTCGCTTCCAAGGGCGGCGGCGAGGCCGGCGGGGACGAGGAGGAAGAGGAGCGCGGCACCCCAACGATCCGCAGCCAAGCGCACGCGCTGCGCGGGGCGGTCGATGCGCGCATGGCGCGCGAGCAGGCGGAGCGCGAGCGGAACAAGGACCACACGCCCGATGCGCCCAAGATCGTGAAGCCGCGCGAGCGTCCGGTGAAGAGCACCACGAGCGCGGGCGCGCTCCGTCGGCTGCGCGAGCGACGGCTCGAAGAGGCATTCGCCAAGGTGTTCGGCCTTACGCGCCCAACCGCCGTATTCAAGAACGACCCACTGGCGGCTCCCGAGTGCGTCGAGGCGCTCATGGCCGGCACGCGCCCCGGTGCGGTGCACAAGTCGGGCGACGAGCAGCAGATGGTCGCGGGGTGGGCCTCTGTGGTCGCCGACGGGAACCACCGCCCCATCGTGGACCGGCAAGGCGACGTGATCTCGCTCGATGAGATCACGAAGGCGGCCGGCGAGTTCATGGCGCTGCCGGTCGAGAAGCGAATGCTCGACATCGACCACGACTACCGGAAGGCGGGCGCCGTGGTCGAGGGGCTCGTGGTCACCCCGCTGCTCAAGACCGCGCTCGGGCTGCCAGCGAGCACGCCGCTCGGATTCTTCATCGCCGCGAAGGTGGACAACCCGGCGGCATGGCAGCGCGTGAAGGCGCGCGATCTCGCCGCGTTCTCCATCGGCGGCTCCGCCATCCGGGAGCCCGTCAAGTAGCGCGGGGGAGAGTTGTTGGAATTGGCGCAGGGGTCGGCGTACAGTCCTCCCGTATGCCGACCCCCACTCGTCTTCGCCACCTCAAGATCAAGGCCGTGAGCCTGTGCCGGCGCCCCGCCTCCCCGGGTGCTGACATCGTGGTGGCCAAGCACATCACGGACGACGACACGATGCTCGCAGCCCTCAAGACCGCCATCGGCGACGCGATTCGCAAGACGCTCGGCGGCGCGCGCGCGCAGGTACCGGACGATCAGCGGCGCCCGCTCAGTGACGCCGAGATCGAGAAGATGCTGCGCGACCTCGACGAGGAAGAGACGCTCGCCAAGGCCGGCACGCTCCCGCCGACGATGGACGCGGAAGGGCCGGATGAGGACGAGGAAGACGACGAGGACGAGGAAGACGAGGAAGACGACGAGGACGACGAGGAGGACGGCGCGTCCGACGACGCGTCCGCGTACGGCGATGAGAGATACACCTATGGCGAGCGAGACCGTTCGCCAGCCGCAAAGAGCGAGCCGTCGTTAGGCGGTGCCGCGATCAACTCACCGGAGGGGCACATGGCGCAGAATCAGAACGGCGGCGACGCCGAGGACATCATCAAGTCGATGCCGCCCGAGGCGCGTACCGCCATCGAGGCGCTCATCAGCAAGGCCGTCGTCGCTGAGGTGACGAAGGCTCGGACCGAGGACGCGGCGGTCATCGCCGATCTTCGCAAGGCCGCCGACGTGGCCAAGGCGACCGCCGAAGCCGACGTCGTGTTCGCTGGCGTGCCGCACGAGGGCCACGCGCTCGGCACCCTGCTGGCCAAGGCGAGCCCTGACGAGCGCGCCGCGCTCGAACAGGTGGCCAAGGCGTACCGCGCGCTCGACGCGCAGACGAAGACGCTCGTGACGGTCGGCAAGCGGGCCGCGCCGGCGGTGGCGGCCGACGGGACGCCTGAGCAGAAGCTCGACGCCATCGCCAAGCAGATCGCGACGGCCGAGAACGTGAGCTATGAGAAGGCGTACGTGTTCGCGACCGAGCGCAACGAGGACCTCTACTCCGCCATCGTCGAGCGCGACTCGCGCGTGATGGTCCGCGAGTAACCCCACCGGCCACCACTCCACAACAGGGAGCCTCACATGGCAACGCAGAATCCGATGATGGAGACGTTCGAGGCCGGCGCGGACCTCTCGTCCCATCAGTTCAAGTTCGTCAAGCTGTCGAGCGGCAAGGTGATCCTCTGCTCGGCGGCCGGCGACGACTCCATCGGCATCCTCCAGAACAACCCCACGCTCGGCCAGCCCGCCACGGTTGCCTACTACGGCAAGTCGAAGGTGAAGATGGCCGGCGCGCTCGCGGTCGATTCGCTCGTCAAGTCCGACGCCAACGGGCTCGGTGCGGTCGCCGTGAAGGCGAACGGCGCGGGCATCACCGGCTCGAACGTCATGGGCACGCTGACCAAGGCGTCCGGTGGCGCGAACGAGATCGCGGAAATCTTCCTGCGCCCGATGGGCGCGGTCCCCACCACGCTCGGCTAACGGCCGACATCACCCTGACGGGAGAACCAACAGATGCCGTTCCAGCCCAGCCAGTCATCGGTGCATGTCAACCGACCGCTGACCAACGTCTCTCTCGCCATGTTGCAGGACCCGGCCGCGTTCGCGGTGCTCCGGGCGTTCCGCAACATCGGTGTGGACAAGCAGTCCGACGTCTACTTCAAGTATGACCGCTCGTACTGGAACCGCAGCGAGATGAAGCTGCGCGCTCCAGCAACCGAAGCGCCGACCGGCGGGTACACGGTCGATGCGTCCAACACGTACAACTGCCGCGTCTACTCGCTCGGGAAGGACATCCCGGATGAGGTGCGCGCGAACGCGGACGCCCCGCTCAACCTCGACTCGGAGACGACGCGCTGGCTGACGGGTCAGGCGTTGATCTTCAAGGAGAAGCAGTTCGCGACGTCCTTCCTGACCACGAGCGTGTGGTGGAAGGACAAGACGGGCGTTGCAGCTGCCCCCACCGCCGACCAGTTCGTGAAGTGGAGCGACCTCGCCAACTCCGATCCCATCAAGGACGTTCGGGGCTGGAAGCGCGAGATTCTCGCGAACACGGGGCAGGAGGCGCGGGTCCTCATGCTCGGGCGTGACGTCTACGACACGCTGCTCGACCACCCCGACATCATCGACCGGATCAAGTACGGGCAGACGCAGCCCGGGCCGGCCATCGTCACGTCGCAGACGCTCGCGGCGGTGTTCGATCTCGACGACATCGTGGTGTCGAGCGCCATCGAGAACACGGCCAACGAAGGCGCGACGGCCGCGCACAGCTTCATCGTCGGCGCCGGCAAGGGGCTGTTGCTCCACCGTCCGCCGTCTCCGGGCCTCATGACGCCGGCCCCGGCCTATCACTGGTCGTGGCGTGGCCTCGACGGGGCGTACAACAACCTCGGCGTGGCGATCTCGCGCTACCGCATCGACATCCGTCGCTGCGACCGCGTGGAGATCAACGGCGCGTGGGACATGACGCTCGTCTCGAACGAACTCGCCACGTACCTGACGGCGATCCTGTAGGCGGACGCATTCAACCGGGCCGGGGGTGGTCGCTCGCGCGGCGCCCCCGGTCGTTCTAGGAGCCAAACCGTGAGCAACGCACACCGTGGGCTGCGCTCCCACAAGGAACTCGACTACGCCGTCGAGTACATCGTGGCCAAGCAGGCGATCACGCTTCCTGACGGCTCCACCAAGGCCATCGGCGAGCCGGTGGACCTCGCGGCCTTCGGCTACCGCAAGGCGTTGATTCTCGTCAACCGGCGCTTCCTCGTGCACCCGACCTATCTCGCGCGCTACGCCGAGAAGGCGGCCGCGCAGGGCGGCGGGTCCGTGAACATGCCGTCGGAGGCGACCGTTCGCCGCGACGCGGAGCGCGGGGCGGAGGACCCGTCGGGCGATGGCGACGTGCCGGAGGGGGAGAAGTCACAGACGACGGAACAGGACACGACCGATGACAGCTCCACCGTCGCGCAGCCGCCCGGCGACGTGGACAGCCCGCCGGCTCCGGCCGGGACGGGCGAGCCGGAGGCCCCGGAGCCGCCGGCGTCCACCGTCGCGACGACCGCCGACACGAAGACCAAGACCGGCAAGGGCAAGGGCGGACGCTAACGAAGGAGAGCACCGATGGCGTTCACCGTCGAGAACGGAACAGGGCTGTCCACCGCGACCTCGCTCGTGTCGGTGAGCGATGCCGATGCCCATTGGGGGAACCGCCCACGCGATACGCGAGGTATCGCGTGGGTGGCCCTGTCTGGTGTCGGTGGCACGACGACCAAGGAAGACGCGCTCGTGCGGGCGTCCGACTACTTCCGCGCGCACCCGCGTTGGCGCTGGCGGGGCGTGAAGCTCAGCTATGCACAGCGGATGCCGTTCCCGAGAACGGGGTGCAGCGAGTACGGCGGGCAGGCCGTGCCCGAGAACGTCGTCCCGTGGCAGGTAGCCGAGGGCGTGATCATCCTCGCGGCGCGCCTCGTGTCCGGCGAAGAGGCCAGCCATGAGGACCTCGAACGCGGGGGCCGCATCAAGTCCGAGAGCGTCGGGCCGATCTCGACGACCTACATGGATGATGCGCCCATCGGGACGACCATCACCGAGGTCGAGGGGCTCGTGCGGCCGCTCCTGCTCGACGGCAACATGGACGTACCGACGAGCCTCGACATGGAGCACGTGCCGCTCCCCGATGTGTTCCTCAATGACGCCTTCGCGCCGTATACCACGGCCTCGAACTACCTGACCGACCCCTAACGCGCGATGGCGAACGCGGCGGCGATCCGGCGGAAGATGGCCAAGGCAGCGCGCAAGCACGGCGGCGAGGCCACGCTCGTGCGCGTCATCCCCGGCACGCTCGACGAGCAGACGGACAACACGACACCGCCCGCGACGCTCAAGTATCCCTGCTTTGCGATCTGGATGCCGACCTCGGGGGACATGCTCGAATCCGGCGGCAGTCGGCGCGTGCGAGCCGAGATGTGCTACATCTCCCCGGACGACTTCCCGGCTGGCGTCGAGCCGCGCGCTGACGATGGGTTAGTCATCACGTCGTCGGGGCGCGAGCGCCGCATCCGGAGCAGCAAGGCGATGCGGCTGGACGGCGAGACCGTGCTGTACTTCGAGATCACGGTGGAGCCATGAGCGGCGTTCGCGTGAACTTCACGGAGTTCTCGGCCCGCGTGGCGGACGTCGCGCTCCAGATGCCCGGCGTGGCGTCTGCGCTCGCAAAGCGCGCGACGGTCCTGTTGGCGCACGAGATCGTGCAGGGCGCCTATTACGGCCCCGGCACCCCGGTGGACACCGGCGCCGCGCGCAACTCGTGGACCGCCTTCCCCTCGGATGAGGGCTCGACGGCGAAGCCGTTCACGCCGCGCCGATCTCCGGACCAGACAGGCGCGGCGGCAATGGCCTTGATCATTCAGGCCGTCGAGATGTCGGCGCCGGATGTCGTGCGGTTCACCCTCGCGACGGCGTGCCCGTACATGAATGTGCTGGAGTACGGCAACCACTCACGACAGGCGCCGGACGGCATGATCCGTGTCGCGCTGGCGGCGTGGCAGCGCATCGTGGACATGGCCGCCCGCGACGTGCGGCGCCGCGTGATTCGAGAGATCAACTTCGACACGGGGCTCTCACTGGACGACGGCGCGCCGGGAGGAGGGGACGATGCCGGCGGTTGACGCCTACGTGGCCATCGCCGAGGCGCTCCGCGCGGCGCTCCTCACGGTCGAGGGGCTGCCGCCGGAGGGCCGCCGCGAGTGGCATAACCGCACGTTCCAGCTCCCGGACCCGCCGGCGGAGTGGGTGCGCTACATCTTCGACCCGGGCCGCCCCGAGGTTGCGTCGTTAGGCAACACGCCGACCATGCGCGCCGAGGGCATCTTCCTCGTGGATTGGTTCTTTCCGCGAGGGGGTGGGCTGAATCAGGCGCTCATCGCCGGCGGGCGCGTGCTCGACGTGTTCTCGCCAAGAGTTGTTTGCACGGCCAATGGGCAGGCCGTAACCATTCGTCGCAGTTACATCTCGCGGCCTATCCCGGACGGCGCGTGGCTGCACGTGCCCATCACCGTCGAGTGGCGCGCGGATTACGAGTCGCCGACCTAATCACGAGGAGCCGAGACAATGCCGCAGGCCGCAGTCAACCGGGTCACGTACCGGACGATCAAGGAGACGACGCCGGGGACCACGCCGGCGTCGCCCGTGTTCAAGTCCCACCGCTGGAATCAGGGCGGCCCGACCGCCAACCCTCAGTTCGTCGAGTCGGGCGAGGTCATCTCGGACCGCATGACGAACGACATCGTGTATGTCGGGAAGGAGATCGGCGGCGATGTCGGCGCCGAACTCGCGTTCGAGGCGTTCCCGGACCAGATCGACTCCGCGCTGTGCGCCGCGCGCAGCGTCACGGCCTACCGCGAAGGGACGCAGATCACCGCCGCGTCGGCGACGCCCGCCACGTCGTACACCGTCACCAACGTCGCCGCACAGAAGGCGTTCGCACAGTACCAGCTCATCAAGGCCACCGGGTTCGCCCAAGCGGCGAACAACCGCATCTTCGCGGCCGCCACGGGCTCGAACTCGACGACCGTCGCGGCAGCGGCCGGCGGCGCGGCCGAGACGCCCGGCGTCAATGCGCGCCTCAAGGTGATCGGGATCGAGGGCGCCTCGGCCGACATCACCGCGACCGCGAGCGGCCTCTCGGCGACCACGCTGAACTTCACGACCGTCGGCTGCTTCTACGTCGGCCAGTGGGTCAAGATCGGGGGCAACGTCGTGAGCAAGCAGTTCGGCACGGCGGCGAACAACGGATGGGCGCGCATCTCGGCCGTCGGGACCACCACCATGACGTTCGACATTCTGCCGACCGGGTGGGCGGTGGACGCGGGCGCCGGCAAGCTGATTCGCATCTACACCGGCGACTTCATCCAGAACGGCACCAGCATCGTCACGTTCACCGTCGAGCGCGAGTTCGCGGACATCGCGCGCTACGACTACCACGCCGGGGTCGCGGTCAACACGTTCGGCATCTCGATGGGCACCAAGGCCATCGTGACCGCACAGTTCGGGTACATCGGCCTCACCTACACCCCGCCAGCCGCCGCGCGGTTCGCGAGCGCCACGTCCCGCGACGGCCAGACGGCGCCGCTGTGCAACACGTCGTCGCACATCGCGCAGATGCGCCTCGGCGGCGTGGTCGTGGCCGGGCCGAACTATATCTCGCAGCTCAGCTTCAACCTCTCGAACAATCTGGAGGCGCTCCCGTATGTGGGCTCCGACGCCTACATCGGCTACAACATGGGCGAGCAGAAGTTCGAGGGGTCGCTGCAATGCTACTTTGGCGACGAGGCGCTCCTGACGGCGGTGTACGCCGGCACGACGTTCTCGCTCGACCTCGTGGTGGCTGGCGACGATGGCTCGGGCAACAAGTACGGGTTCGTCATCGACATCCCCAAGGTGAAGTATGCCGGCGGCAACCCGGAGGTGGGGGCGAAGAACGCCGTGATCACGCAGACGCTCCCGATCCGCGCACTCCGGGCGGAGCCGGTCGTCGGGGGCACCAAGTACCACCTGTCGCTCACGATGTTCGAGTCGGTCGGCGCCTAACGGCGCAGCGCGCCGGTGACGACTCTCCCCGTCGCCGGCGAAGGCCGCGCCTCGCGCGCGGCATCGCGTACCCTGCCCCGAGCGTCGTGCGGCCGAAGCTGGCCGGGGAGACACGGCGTAAGGGGCTCACGCTATTGAGAGGCTGACATGTCGATTTGGGACGCATACGAGACGGACAAGACGCTCGAAACCGAGGGCGTGTGGGTCGAGGTGCGCGGCGGGGCGAAGGTCAAGGTGCGCTACCTCAAGACCGTGGAAGCGGACGCGATCCGCGCGAAGATGTTCAAGCGGCTGCGCTTCCTGACGGGTGGCGCGGACGCGATCCCGCCCGAGGTGTTGCAGGAGATGAACCTCGCGCTCCTCAAGGGTTGGGTGATCGCCGGCTGGAGCGGGTTCACCGTGCGGGGGAGCAACGAACCGCTGCCGTGCACGCCGGAGAACATCGAGTTGGTGTTCTCGCAGATGCGCGAACTCCGCGAGGAAGTGCTCGACGTGGCCGGCATTCTCCACACGTTCAAGGCGACGCCGGTGGAGGAGATCGCAAAAAACTCGCTGAGCACGTCCGGAACCGGGGCCTCTACGGACGTGACGCCATCGCCATCGGCTGCCAAGCAGCCGAACGAGGGCTAGAGGACTCCCTCCCCGCCGAGATCACGTCGGCGGTGATCGCCCCGGAAGGGGCCGAGTTCTACCTCGATGCGTTCTGGACGCTGAATGCGGGGCGCCAGTTCGTATCGTCGATGGGGGGCATCATGCCGTGTGGCATCCCGTACTCCGAAATTCGCGCGTACGCAGAGGACGCCGGGCTGCATGACCGCAATCTCCGCCGGGACTTCGTAACGATCATGCAGGCGATGGACGGCGGCTATATCGAGGCCGTGACGGAGCGGATGAAGACCACGAAGAAATAGCACGGCCGGGCCGGCGCCAGTTGCGTGCGCCGTGCCCGGCTCTCCTGTATCGTCGAATCCATGTCTGCCGACACCGGGACCACCGTCCACTCCGCCGAGATCATCATCGACGCTACCGGCGCCGAGGTGGGCGGCATTCAGGCGAAAAAAGCCTTCGACCTCATCGCCGCAGCGGCCGCCGATGCCGCGAAATCGCTCGCGGGCAAGGGCGGCACGCCGGGCCTCATCCCCGAACTCGACCGGGTGCAGAAGCAGGCCTCATCGGTGGGCGACTCGCTCAAGGCGATGGCGGTCGCGTTCGGCGCGTTCAAGGCGTACCAGTTCGTGAAGGACGCCGTGATGGTCGCGGCTCGCTACGAGGAGTTAGGGATCGTCATCACGGAGGTAGGCAAGCGGTCGGGGGTGACGGAGACAACCATGCTCCGCACCGAGAAGGTGCTCCGGAAGAACGGCATTGCCGCGACCGAGGCCCGCCAGACGATGCTCTCGTTCATGCAGGCGCACCTCGATCTCGCCAAGGCGACCGATCTCGCGCGCATGGCACAGGACGCTGCCGTCGTCGGGGGGCTGAACTCGTCGCAGACGCTCCAGCGCATCACGCACGGGATCATCTCGGGGCAATCCGAGGTGCTGCGGACGGTCGGCATCACCGTGCAGTTCGAGACGGCCTACAAAAAGATGGCGAAGGAGGTGGGGGTGAGCGTCAACGCCCTCACGGCGGCACAGCGCACGCAAGCCCGCATGAACGCGGTGATGGAGCAGGGCAAGAATCTGACCGGCGCCTACGAGGCGTCGATGGGATCGGCCTCCAAGCAAATGCGGTCGTGGCCGCGCTACCTCGAAGACATCAAGGTGGCGTTAGGTACGGCGTTCCAGCCGCAACTCAAGGCGCTCGTCTTCGGCATCTCGGACGCGCTCAAGGGGATGGCTCACTGGATCGGGGCGAACGGCCCGCTGATTCAGGGGACGATGCAGTTCGTGAAGATCATGGTGCCCGTGGCCGGCGTTCTCTACGCCGCGAGCAAGGCGATGGCCGTGTGGAAAGCGGCGCTCGCCTCGCTCGCCGCGTTCAACGTCGCGCTCGGGGTGGCTGCGCCGTGGCTCTACGCCATCGCAGCGGCCGCCGCCATCGCGGGCACCGTGTTGGGCACGTATAAGGTGCATCAGGAGAGGGCCAACGAGCAGACGCGTCTCGCGACCGAGCGGTCCAAGTCGTTGCGCGATGGTCTCGTCGAGCTGTCGTCCGTGAAGCTCGATGCGTGGGCGGCCTCCGTGCAGGCCGGCATGGCGAGCATCGCGAAGGCGTTGCAGGACCCCGGGCTCTCGATGGATTCCGAGCGGCGCCGGGAACTCATGGGGCAGATGAACCTCTTCCTCGACCAGTGGAAACAGGTCGGGGAAGCGCGCAACCTCGCCAAGCTCAAGACGGGAACCAAGGACGAGCCCATCGTCGATGAGAAGGAGATCGAGGCGGCGCGGAAGCGGTTGAAGGAAATGATGGACGACCTCGACGTGTACGAGCGCCGGCTGAAAACGGGCGATCCGTTCTTCGCGCTGCGCGACTCCACGCGGAAGACCGGGGAGCAGTTCGTCGAAACGGCGAAGAAGGCGGGCGAGAGCGAGGGCAAGATCACCGCGTACCTGACACGGCTCGGCACCGCGATGGCGGCCGAGATCAAGCTCGGGCAGGCGGAGCAATGGCGCGAGATGTCGAAGGGGATCACCGCGCAGGCCACCGCCCGCACGGAGAGCGCGACCGCGCTTGGCACCGAGAAGACGAAGCTCGGGGAACTGACCGCTGCGATGGCGCGAGGGAAAGACGCGCTCACCGCCTACACACGGGCAGAAGAGGTGAACGCGCGGGCCATCGAACTCTCGGCCGGCGGCATGAAGCTGACGGCGGCGCTCCAGCGTGCCCGGTGGGAGCAGACGCAGCGCGACATGCAGCAGGCGTCGCAGACGCGGATGGCGTACGAGGAGGAGACGCGCGCGCTCGCGGAGCAGGCCACGATTCTCGGCGCCAACACGAAAGAGCGCGAGCGGCTCATGCGCGTGCGCGCGGCGGAGCGCATCGCGAAGGACTCGAACGGCCAGATCAGCGTGGCCGAGGCGCGCCGCATGGAGGAGATGCGGGCCGCCGCGCAGGAGGCTGCCGCCTACGCCGGCCGCATCAAGGTGAGCGCCGAGGAGATTCGCAAAAACCTCGTCGAGAACATCCAGCGGTCGTTCGGCGACTTGATCAACGGCGTGTTGCAGAAGGGGCTGGACTCGTGGCGGGACTTCGCGGAGTCGATCAAGGCAATCTTCCTCCGCGCGGTCTCGGAGATGATCGCCTCGAAGGCGGTGCAGCAGCTCGCGAATCTCGGCCTCAACATGAAGGGCGCCCCGAGCTACGGCACGCAGGGGCTTGCTGCGCTCGCGGCCGGGTCGGCGGACATCCCGAACGTCTTCGATCTGTCGAAAGGCGGGGGCCGGGTCGGCGGCATGTCTACGTTAGGCAAGGTCGGCGGCGGCGTGCTTGCTGGCGCGGCCGTCGGGTATGGGGTCGGCTACGCGAGCGGGAACACCACTACGGGCATCGCGGGCGGCGCCGCGTCGGGCGCGGCCGCCGGCGCGGCCATCGGCGGCGTGCCGGGCGCCATCGCCGGGTTCATCGTCGGCGGTGTCGCGGGCTGGTTCGGCGCCGCACAGAAGGCCAAAGAGACCGCCAAGGCGCTTGCCGAGGCGCAGAAGGCGTTTAGCCGCGCGCTCGACGAATACACGCGCACCGCGTCCGACACCGACAACTCGGGCGCGGCCGCGTTCCGGGCCGCCGCGCAGAAGCGCGACGAGATGATCAAGCAGGCCAACGCGGCGATGCCGGGCACCAAGAACGAAGCGCAGCGCGAGGAGGCGATCCGGCAAATCTGGCGCGCGTATGCGGACAGCCTCACGCGGATCGACAAGGACATCAAGGAAGCGTTCCAGTCCGCGCTCGAATCGCTCGACGGGAACGATTGGGCCGGGAAGCTGCGCGCTATCGAGAAGCAATACGACGAGTACCGAAAGCTCGCCATCGACGGGTTCCTCGACCCGGCGCAGGTTGACGCGTGGTACCAGAAGGCGAAGGCCGCGCTACAGGAGCAGCGCGACAAAATGGCCCGCGACTTCGCCGCGTCGATGGACGCGCGCAAGGCGACACTGGCCGGCGACAACGACAAGGCCGCGCGTGCCGGCATCGAGATGAACCGGATTCAGGAACTCGATGCGCTAGAGAAGCTGTATCGCGCCGGCACGATCACGACCGAGATGTTCACCGAGATGGCCGGGGTGATCAACGACGAGGCCAAGAAAGCCGTCGAGGACTACACCAAGGCCGTCGCGGAGCAGAAGCGCGTGACGATGGAAGACCTCGGGCTCCGCCAGAACGCGGCGCTCGGGGCCTCGGATGACGTGCTCGAAAAGCTGCGGCTGGAGGCACAGCAGCGGCGCGAGTTGGTCAACGTCACCGACGAGGCGATCAAGGCTGAGATCGAGTACACGCACGGGCTGGAGCGCGAGGCCCTGCTCAAGGCGCAGGCCGAACGGCGCCGCCAGCAGCAAGAGGACCTCACGCTCCGCCAGATGGTTGCCACCGGCGCCAAGGACGACGACGTGGAGCGGGTGCGGCTGGAGATCGCGCAGCGGCGCGAGCTGGCCGGCATCACGGACGAGGCGCTCAAGGCACAGATCGCGTACGTGCAGGGCTTGGAACGGGAGGCCCTGCTCAAGTTCCAGCAGGAACGGGCGCGCCAGCGCGAGGAGGACATCAACATTCGCGCGCGCCGGCTACAGGGCGCCGGGGACGACGAACTCGAACGGCTCACGCTGGAAGCACAGCAGCGGCGCGAGCTGGCGGGCATCACCGATGACATGGTGAAGCTCCAGATCGAGTATGTGCAGGGGTTGGAACGGGAGGCCCTGCTCAAGGCGCAGGCCGAGCGGCGCCGCCAGCAGCAAGAGAACCTCCAGCTTCGCACGGCGGTGGCGCAGGGCATGGCGGATGACGCCATCGAGCGGATGCAGCAGGAGATCGAGCAGCGGCGCGAGCTGGCGGGCGTCACGGACGAGGCCCTCAAGGCGCAGATCGAGTATGTGCAGGGGTTGGAACGCGAGGCCCTGCTCAAGCGGCAGGAGGAAGCCCGCAAGCGGCGCGAAGAGGACCGTGAGCTGCGGTGGCTCAAGGTGCGCGGCGCGAGCGATCAGGAGATCGAATGGCAGCGGCTCCTCATCGAGCAGCGGCGCGAGCTGCGCGACGCCAAGGACGACGCGGAGCGGGCCGAGATCAAGAAATTGCAGGAGCAGGAGCGAATCGCCTTCAAGGCGGCGCAGGCGTCGGCGGCGGCGGGCGTCAGTGGCGCGGGCACACCGCAAGGCACCGCCAGCGGCGCCATCGCGAGCGCCACCGCGTCGCAGGCCGACCGGATGATCTCGCTCTTGGAGAACATCGCGGCGAACACCGCCGGGATGCGGAGCGGCGGGGCGCGAACGTCCGCCGGCGTGCCGGGCGGCACCAACGGGGTTGATACGATGCTCGCGATCAACTATCAGGCACAGGCCCGGCTCAACGGTCGCACACGCGTGGAGGTGGCCTAGTGGCGGATAACGTACTGTGGCTCAACGGCCGCGAGATGTCGTCGCTCGGGCTGCGCGTGGCGGCGTTCGACGGGTTGTTCGGCAGCCATGAGCTGTCGTATTCCACCGTGACGGTGCCGGGCCGCGTGGGGACCGCGCAGGGGGCACCGCTCGCGATGTCGCCGAAAGAGCTGGTCGTGTATGGCACCATCGAGGCCGCGTCCACCACCACGATGCAGCAGCAAACGGCCGCCGTCGAGTACGCGTGTGGCATGGGCGCGCTGGTCGAGATTCGCACCATGTTCGACACGAGCCGGGTCGTCTACGGGCGGCTGGCCGGGTTCAAGTTCAACCCCGCAAGCCGGCAGGGCATCCAGAAGACGGTGCGTGGGGAAATCCGGTTCTCGATCCCGAGCCCGGTGAGCTACGAACGCTCTCCACGCACCTACATCGAAGCAACAGCGAACAACCGCTTGGCGATACCGCTCGGCCGATTACCCTCGGCGCCGGTGCTGCGCGTCTCGCCGGTGTCGGCGGCCGTCGGACCATTCACGATCACGTACCGACACGCCGACGGTACGGTGCTCACACAGATGGAGATCACGCAGAACACGATCAATCTCGTGCTGCGCGAGGACTATTACTCCATCGACTGTGATCTGCATTCGCTCACGTTGTCAGATAACGGCACGGTGCTCGATGGGTCACAATACTGGACGCCGGGGGAGTTCATCCTCCTCAACCCGGCCGATGGCGACCCCGAAAGCGGTGCGTGGCCTACGCTCGAAACCTCGGCGGGGCAGTTGCTCGTGCGTGTCCGTCGCGTGGACCCGGTGTAACTCATGACACAAATCCCACGGTTGTTAGGTGCCCGCTGGCGGCAAGAGACGGCGCAGAGGCCGACGCTCCCGTTCTACTTTGTGCCGAGCGACGGCCTCACGTCTCCGCGCTCAGGGCAGCCCATCACGTTCACCAGAAACACGTACGGGATCGGCCTCGACGCCAGTGGGCGACCCTATCTCGCCATGCCCGGAGAGCCGAGACTGTGGAGCTATGACCTCGACAGCGATGGCGTCTTCGAGACGGCGGCGTTGCGCCTCGACATCGCGGACCCGAACGAAACGAACTACCTCGGGTACTCGCAGGACCTCACGCAGGCCGCTGTGTGGGTGCCGACCGGCACGGGCTCGGTCGGTGCTGCGGTGCCGTTCGGGGCGGTCGCGATGCACAAAGTCGTCGATTCGGACGGGGCAGCCGCCTATCTGCTCAGGCAAACGTTAGGCGCTAGTACGTTATACTCGGTGGGCAACGCGATGGCGCTGTCCGCGTTCATCGCGGTCGGCGACACGGACCCGGCGTCGGCGAAACAGTTGCGCGTCATCGAGACGGGGACACTGACCTCGCGGGGCGGCGCATCGTGGGTCTATGCGTCCGGCGTCCCGACCTTCACGGCCGTGGGTGGGGGCACGCTCCTGACGGGCGCGAATGGCGTGCGTCTTGGGAAGCTCGCCGACGGGCGTCAAGTCTATTGGTTCGCGGTCGCCCTGTCGGCGTCGCTCGTGAACACGAATGCCCATTATTGCGAGATCACGGTCGCGATGACGGGCGCGCAGACCGGGAACACGTACATCGGGGGCATCCAGATCGAGCGAATGCCCGGCGCGTCGAGCCAGACACCATCGCCCTACCATCCGAATTACGCGGCGAGCGGTGCCGCGATTCGCGGCGCGGAGCAATGGTGGGCGCCGTGGCTCGCGAAGCCGCAGACGCTTACGGCATATCTCAAGTTCGTGTCGGCGCCAATGCCGACCGGCTCGTCCTATCTGCGAATCGGTGACTACACGGACGCAGATACGTCGTTCAACCTCTCGGCTGGCGTGAACCAGTTCACCGGGATAGTCAAATCCGGCGGGGCGACGCTGGTCTCGTATAACTCTGGCATATCCCCCGGCGCCATCAATGTCGCCGGTGAGGTTCGCATGGTCGTGAAGGAAGGGCCATCCGGCGTTCTTCGGATCGGGTATCGCACGTTGGGAGGCGTCGAGACGGTCGCCTCGTCCTCGGCGATCACCGCCCTGTTCCCGAACAAGTTCTCATCCACGGACAACAACTGTCGCGTCAACATTGGCACCGGCGCAGGCGTGGGCCTCCTCGGTCTCGGCATTGCGTGGGGTGAGCAAACGATGGATTACATGGCGTCGTTCTTCTAGCGTATGCGGTTCACGAAGCCCGTTCTCTATCTGTCGAACCTGCCCCGCTGCCGCGCGGGGTGGGCGCCGATCACGCCGATCCCGGACGCGGCGATGGTGCGCGAGCGCCGCTCGCTCGATCTCGACGAGTGGGTGGCGTTCGTGCTGCCGGCGGAGTCCGAGACCGTGGCGCAGCTCGTGGGGCGCCGGGTGCTCGGCGTGGTGAAGGCGAGCGGCACGGGGGCGGGGGCCTTCGACGAGTATCGCGTCACCGAAGTCGAGCGCGTGAACTCGGGGGACGAACGCTCGGTGAGTGTGACCGCGCGGTCGCTGGCGCTCGACCTCGCCGATGCCGGCCCGCTCATCTACCGCGAGACGAATGGCCGGGCGTCGTACAGCTTCACCGCGACGCTCACGGTGGCACAGTGGTTGAGCCAATACATTCTCCCGCACCTGACGGCGGAGGGCTATTCGCACTTCGCGGCGGGCGACGACGACTCCACGGAGGCCGTCTCGCTGTCGTTCGAGGCGTGGACGCCGCTACAGGTGTGCCGCGAGCTGGCCGCGCGCCTCGCGCTGGAGTTCTACGTCGAGCGCAACGGCACGACCAACTACCTGTTGCACTTCGTCACGCGCTACGTCGGGGCCGGGCGCGTCGCGCGCGTGGTGGCCGGCCATCAACTGCTCCAGCACCTCAAGCGCAGCGACACATCTCAGCAGGCGACGGTGTTGCTGCCGACGGGCGCGGAAGGGCCGAGCGAGCGCCAGCAGTCCATCGCGCTGTTGCGCTACAAGGTGTCCGCCGTCGATACGGTGAACGACAAGCTCACCCTCACGCACCCGGACGGCACCGCTGGACTGCCCCCCATCGTTGCCGACGACGAGTGGAACGGGCTGCGGATCATGCGCTTCCCGTTAGGCGGCACGGACGTGGTGCTCGATTCGTGGGGCGGCACCACGCAACAGGTGCAGATCGCCGACGTTGCGATCTCGGGGTGGACCGTCGGCGATTATGTCGAGGTGCGGCACGACGACAGCACGGGGACGACCTATTCCGTCGGGGCAACCGCCGGCGTGAACTTCATGCGCGCGACGGCGTTCGCCACGCCGACGATCACGGTGAAGGACATGGTAACCGGCGGGCTCACGCCGCTCGTCGCCGCCGTGTTCCTGAACAAGCGGGTACGCGGGGCGCCGCTCCAGTACACGACGACGACCGCCACCGCCGTCATCCCGGACCTGTACAACATCGCCGGGAACACGAGCAACATCGCGGTCGGCGACGTGGGCTTCTACACGACGACCGGCGCGGAGCCCTACACGGCGAATGCCAACTTCCTCCCGTTCCGCGTCACGGAGATCATCTCCAGCACGCAATTCCGGGTCGAGGCGCTGTTCAAGTACGACCCGACCCCCGTGAAGAGTGCCACCACGGGGTTCAACCTGCGCTTCTATCGGCCGCGCGCGACCTCGGCGCTGTGCACCGGCGGCACGACTTCGACGATCACGATCCTCGACCCGGGCGGCGTCGTGGCCGCCAACGACGCGGTACTCGTCGAGTACCCCGGGGGCTATGGGGAGCGCATCGCGATCCACGACCCGGCGAGCGTGTCGCTCTACGGGCGGAAAGTGGTGCAGTATGTGCGGAACGACGGCGCTGGCAGCATCAACCAGATGATGCACGCCGACCCGTGGTTCGAGGTGTGGAGCAGCGGGACGGTGCTCACCAACTGGACGACGGTCTCGGGCACGCTCACACAGGTGGCAGCGGCGACGGTGGGCGGCGAATACGGGGCCTATGTCGCGCAGATGGTGAACGGCTCGATCCGCTCGATTCACGACACGCTGTTCAACCCGGGCAAGCGCGAGGCCATCCTGTACGTGCGGGTCCGGCTGCGCCTCCCGTCCGGGTGGACGGCCGACACCGGCGCGTCCATCGTGGTGTCGGCGTTCGGCGCCTCCCATGTGCTGCACAGCCCGGCCAACACCACCCCACCGGCCGGCGCCTCGCAGACCGCCATCAGCGGCGACCTCACGTGGGTGGACTTCCATGCGCCCATTGATCTCCTCGGCACGTCGGCGATCACGAACTACACGCTCGGGGTCGTGCAGTCCCGGCTCACGCTCCAATGTTTCGGCGCCGGCGGGGTGTTGTTCGATGCCGTGCACGTGACGACGGACACGACACCGCCCGCGACTTACGACCGCTATGGCTCGGGATACGTCCTGCACGCGGCGGGCGCGGCGTACTTGCACCTGTACAAGGGGACGCCCTCCACGTACGAGATCACCGTGGCGGACCTCGCGCGGATGGACCCGACCATCCATAGCGCCGACGAGATCGACATCGGGACCTCGTTAGGTGTGGTGGACGCCGTGCTCGACGAGTTCTCGACGCTGCGCGTCGTCTCGGCGGAGGTGAACCACGACAACCCGGCCGATACGACCTTCACGTTGAACAACGTGCGTGAAACCCTCACGCGTCTCCTCACCGCCTGATTATGCCCAATATCAACGGCATCGAGTTCGAGGTCATGATCGCGACCGCACCGGACGACCCGGCGCCGGTCGCGGTGCTCAACCTCACGTTTCGCACGCGCGCGGCCGCGCTCGACGCCGCGCGGCGCATTCGCGAGAACATCACGCGGGGCGAGGTGTCGATCACGTTGCCGCCGGGGACCGAGGTGCACGTGCGGCCGCGCAGCATCACGATCCCGGTGAGCGGCTCGACCATCGACACGGGGCTCCCTGAGTTGTTGGCGGCGGGGCAGTCGGTGGCCCTATACCTCCTGACCTCGGGGGGCGTCCCCGTCCAGTTCACCCACGTCCCGCCCGCTGAACTCAAGCGGCTGTTCGATGCCTACGGGCGATAGCTCCGGCGTAGCCAGCCGGCGACTGTCGTTCTCGGGCCGACGATCATCTCACCACACAGGTGTTCTGTGGATACGCCGGTCGCCGCCTCTACTCGCGTCATTGAAACTCTCATCGTGGCGTCCCTCACAGCGGGCGGCACGTGGCTCGTCACGTGGGGTGCCACGCGTCAACGGTTGGTCAACCTCGAAGAGCGGGTGAAGAGCATGGAAGCCGCCGCCGCGCACGCCGCCACGTCGATAGCCGATCTCCGGGAAGGCAAAGCCGACCGCACCGAGGTGGCCCGTGAACTCGCCGAGACCCGCACGGAACTCGCGCGGGGGTTCGAGCGGCTCACGCATCGAATGGATCAACTGCTCACGATCATTTCCGCGCGCCCCACCTAACCTCATTCGCCGGAGCGTTTCCCATGCCGTCGTGGCTGCTCGAACTGCTCGCGCTGCTCTCGCCCGTCCTTGTCGGCGTGCTGTCCGGGCTCCTCATGCAGGGGCTCAAGCGGTTGTCTACGTGGCTCGATACACAGGGCGACTGGACAAAGCGCAGCGTGCTGCTCGTGCTCAACTTCGCCCTCACCAAGTTCGCGGTGTGGACCGGCGCACAGGTGGGCACCGACATCCTGTTGCTGACCCCCGAGGGGGCCGACGTCCTCATCTCGACGACCATCGCGATGGTGTTGCATAACGCGAAGAAGGTGAAGGCCGCGACGCCACCGCCTCCCGCTGCGGAGGAGTAGTCGCCCGTGAGCGCGCGCACGGCATGGCTCGTGGCCGGCTTCGTGATGGGCGCGGCGCTCGCGTACGCCAACCTCCGCGTCCGGAAGTCCTCGGCGTTGGTGGAGCGCGCGTTCGCGGTCGCCGACTCGGCGATGGCGGCCAACACGACGGCGCGGGGCCTCATCTGGCGGTATCGGGCGTCCGCCGACTCGGCGTGGGTCGCGGCGGATAGCGCCAGCCGGGTCGCGGACTCGCTCCGCACCCGGGCCGCGCAGGCGACCGCGCAGGCGCGCCGGTGGCGGGACTCGCTCGCGGTGGCGACCTCCACGCAGGACTCGCTCACGTTTGCGCTCTTCGGGCTGGAGGCGGAGCACGCGCGCGCCGATGCGCTGGAGGCCGCCCTCGACACGACGGCGGCCACGCTCGCGGCTAGCCGGCGACTGCACGCACAGCTCAGCAGCGTGCTGGATTCGACCGTCGCGGCCCTCCAGACGTCGCGGCGCGCGTCAGACAGGCTCACCGCCGCCCTCCGGCTGTCCGAGCCGCCCTGTCGCCTCCTGCCCGGCGTGCGCTGCCCCGGGCGACGGGTCGCGCTCGCCGCCGGCGCGCTCGCGGGGGTCGGCGCCGTGTGGCTCGTGCGGAGCGCGGCACGCTGACGGAGTTGTTGGCCCGAAGGCGCTGGATGCGGTAGGCTCGGGCGGTTCCACTCGCCCCACCACGGAGACCCACACATGGCTTCCCTCTGGACGAACAAAGGCGTGTTTCTGGTGATGTCGGGGCAACTCGATCTCGATAGCGCCGCCGGCTTGAAGCACGTGATGTTCAAGAACACCCTGACGCCGAACCAAGACGACAACTTCATGTCGGGCGTCTCGTCGCACGAGTGCAACGCGACGAACTACACCGGCGGGTTCAACGGCTCAGGGCGCAAGGCGCTGGCCTCGAAGACCGTCACCGAGGACGACACCAACAACAAGGGCGTCTTCGATGCCGCCGACCCGAGCGTGTACGCGTCGCTCGGGGGTGGCACGGACAACACGCTCCGGTACTCCGGGGTCGTGCTGGAGGTGACCTCCGATGCCGACTCGCCCGTGATCTGCTACAATGATTACGGAGCAGACAAGACGACCAACGGCGGGGACTTCACCGTCCAGTGGGCGGCGACGGGCATCGCCACCATCAACACCTAACGAGGCGCCCCATGAAAGTGCAGCCACAGGTCGGCGACGTGTTCATCCTCGACGGCATCGAGCGCCGCGTGCTGGCGGTCGATCCGGTGCGCGGGAAGCTCGTCTATGGTCCCCCGGACCCGGACGCCGAGGAGCGGCGCCTCGCGGCCGTCCGTGACTGGAAGCAGCGGCGCGGCGAGTATATGGCCGCGTTCGAGGCGCGCCGCGCGGCCGATCCGTCGGTCACGTTCGACGCGGCGGACGCGCTCGCCGTCGTGGGCGCGCCGCCCGAGCCCTCGCGCAACGGCACGTGCGCGCTCGCGGAGGTGCAGCACTTCCCCGCGTTGAACGCGTTCTATCTCGCGGGTCGTCTGGAGGTCCCGGTCCCGATTCCCGGGGCGGTGGTCCCGCAGACGGCCGAGTTCTTCATCAACCCCACCAACCGCAACGGGTAACCCTCATGCGATCCTTGTTTCGCTCGCTCACCGTGCTCGTGGCTGTCGTGTGTGTCATCGCCCTCGCGGCCGCGTCGGGCGCGCTCTTCGCGTCGCCACCGCCCGACGTTCCGGGTGGCGACTCGCTGCGCTTCGCCACGCACGGGGTCGCCCTCGCGCCCATGAATGCGGCCCCCGGTGACACGGTGCTGCTCGTCGCGCGCTGGACGGCGGCCACGGACAGCTACGGACCGGCGACAAGCTACCGGGTGCGGTGGATCGCGGGGGGGATCGTCACGCGGGACGTCGTGGTCACGACGCTGCAAGCGACGCATACCTACGCGCTCCCGGCGCTGCCTGACTCGCTGTCCGTCCGCGTCATCGTGTGGGCGCAGCGCGCCGGCAAGACATCGGTGGACTCCGTATGGGCCGACCGCACGCTCTCGCGTCCGGTGCCGCCCCCGCCCCCGCCCGGTGGCGTGGTGCTCGATACCGTCGTCGCGATCACGCCGATGATCCTCAAGGGCTCCGCGATGGCCGTGGGCGACAGTAGCGCGTCGTGCGTCTCGTACCTGACAAAGCGTGGGCTGCGGGGCATCACGGTGTTGCTCGCCAAGCCGCCGACGAACGGGCCGGTGAACGTCGCGACCGATGCGCCGGATTACGCGCCGTGCGTCGCGGCCACGCTCGCCAAGTTCGGCGGCTCCAAGCTCACCGGGCGCACGTTCTTCTCGTATCCGACGCTCATGCTCCCGACGTGCATGTACGGGCCGACGGAAGCGCCGCCGGCCTCGTGCCTCGCGCCGGTGCGAGTGGGGATGCGGTGGTCGCGTGCCTGACGAGCATGGCACGCTGACGCTCAAGGTCCTTGATCGCCCGTGTGACAAGCTCGTGGTGCGGCTCCACCTCAAGATCGGCTCGCGCGAGTGGATGTTAGGCACGTCGCACGAGATGCGGGTCGAAGTGCTGGATCACTTCATTCGCCCGGGGGCGCGGGCAATGGCGAAGGGGATGGGCGTTGGATTCCGGGAGATGACCGTCCGCGCCTATACCGACGCGAGTGGGCGCGTGAGATGGCGACAGACCGATGTACCGTACAAGGCAACCCCTCACAGCGGGAGTCAACCATGAGCGAGCGACAGTGGGCGCGCTTCGGCGCCACGCGAACCGACGGCAGCCGCATCATTGCCGAGGTCATCACCGCCGAGACGCCGGGCGTCAACGACCTCTCGGACTACGCCGAGATCACCGGCGCGGACCCGATGCCGACCGTGGGTTGGTCCTACGACGGACAGGGCAACTACACGCCCGAGGTGGCGGCCCGGACCATCTCGGCCGGCGAGTTCATGGACCGCCTGACGACCAGCGAGCGCGAGGCATGGCTCTCGAAGCAACGGACGGACCTCTCGCTACAGGTGCACCGGGAGACGATCACGCTGGCGTCGCCGGTCAACCTCGATGCCATCTCGGTGATCGGCGTCGTGAACGCGCTGGTAGGCGCGGGCGTTCTCACCGACGCACGCGCGGCTGAGATTCTCTCGTGAAGCAGGGACGTCACGACCCCGACCAGACGGCGCGCTGGCTCCGCGAGTTAGGGCGCGTGGCCTACGTCTCCCCGCCCGCGTGGCAGGGGGCGCAGATCAAGACGCCGATCCACTTGCCGACATCCGGGCAGCGCATCGGCTTCGTGCTGCCGGGGCGTGGCGTCGTGCTCGACGATGACCTGTCGGCGTACGGGATCACGCGCGGCTCGATCCCGCACGTCATCGAGCGGTCGTTGTTCGAGAAGGTGGCGGCGGCCGTCGGTGGGCGCGAGCGACTCGCGCTCACCCTCGCCGCAGGCGCCGTCGGCCTCGGCGCCGGGTGGGCCGACCTCGGCGCCTTCCTCAAGGGACTGCCGCTCGCGTTAGGCGTCATCGGGAATTACGGGGGGATCGTCGCCGCGCGTGCGGGCGGGAAGGCGGAGGACCGTGTGTTCGCGAAAGCCTCGGTCACCACGGTCGCCAACACGTACCACTCCCTCCTGCGCGCGGGCGGGCAACCGCCGGCGATCTCGATCAGCAACATCCCCGGCGGGACGGTGTGCGACCGCTCCAACGCGGGCGCGCTCTCGCTCGCGCTGAGCAACCCCACCGGCGGCGACTCGAAGTATCTGTTGACGTTCGGGTTCAACTCGGCGTCCACGATCAACATGCTGGTGTTGATCGACCTGCTCGTCGCGGCGGCGAACATCAACGCCAACACGACCAGCGCGAACACCTGCAACACCTCGGCGCTCTCGCGCTACACGTCGGGGGCGGGCGTGCAGATGGCGCTCGCCGTGACGACGGCGTTAGGTGCGACGCCCTCGAACTGCACGATCAGCTACACGGATCAGGACAACAACGCGGGCGCCTCGACCGGCGCGCTGGCGATGACGGCGAGCGCCATCGTGACGCGCCTCCAGCCGCAAGTGATCCCCGCACCCTTCGTGACGTTGGCGAGTGGGGACTACGGCGTGCGGTCGGTGCAGACGGTGACGTTCAGCGCGGCGATGGGCGCTGGCGTGCTCGACGTGTATCTCTACATGCCGCTGGCCTACGTCCCCGGCATCGTCTCCAACGCCTACGTCGAGCGCGACGCGACGACGCAGATCGACGGCATCACGGAGTTAGTGCAGGACGGATCGAACGTGATCGGATGCCTCGGGCTGATTGCGTTCGCGAACACCACGTCGTCCGGCGCGATGACGGGCTTCATGCGGACCGTGGCCGGGTAGCCATGCTCTGCGTCGTCACGCCCGGCGTCGGCATCTCGAACCACACCGCTCGCAACACCGGGTTCGCGATGCCGTCGCGGAACTCGGCGCAAACGACGCTCATGCAGGCGGAGCAGGAACCCAAGCGCCGATGGGCCGGCGCCGGATGGCAGGGCGGCGGCACGCGCTGGACCGGCGCGCTGGACGACACCGACGACACGGCGTGGCACATGCGCGTGCTCCTCACAGCGGCGCAGCAGGCGGCGCCCGGGGTGGCCGTCGCGACGGGAGTCGTCGAAACCCCGACCGTCGTGCAAGGGGGCGCGGGGGGGGTCACGGCGGACGCGGGCACGGCGTCGGCGTCGGCGGTGAGTGTTGCGCCGACGGTTGCCCTCGGCGGGCTCACGGTGAGCGCCGCGACGGCGGCCGCGACGGCGGTGGGCGTGGCGCCCTCGGTCGTACTCGGGGGCCTCCTCGTGAGCGCGGCGACGGCGGTCGCGACGGCGGTGGGCGTGGCGCCCTCGGTGGTGCTCGGGGGGATCACGGCCTCGGCGGCGACAGCGGTCGCGAACGCGCTCGGGGTGGCGCCGTCCGTGGTGCTCGGCGCCTTGCTTGTGGCCGCCGGCACCGCGAGCGCGAACGCGGTGGCGCTCGACGCCTCGGTCTCCCAAGGGCTCACGGCGGCCCCCGGGACGGCCGCCGCGACCGCGACGGCGCTTGGGGCGACCGGAACCCTTGGCGGGCTCACGGTGGCCGCTGCGACGGCGGTCGCGAGCGCGGCCGCGCTCGATGCGAGCGTCACGCAGGGGCTCACCGCGCAGCCCGGGACGGCCGAAGCGACGGCGGCGGCGCTCGCGGCCACCGTGGTGCTCGGCGCCCTGACGGTCGCCCCCGGAACGGCGGTGGCGTCGGCGGTGGCGCTGGCCCCGTCCGTCACGCAGGGCCTCACGGCGCAGCCCGGGACCGCGAGCGCGTCAGCGGTGGCGCTCGCCCCGACGATCCTGCTCGGGGGGCTCATCGCGTCACCCGGGACGGCGGCGGCGACCGCCACCGCGCTGAACGCGAGCGTGGCGCTCGGTGGCCTGACCGTCTCGGCCGGCACCGCCGTGGCCTCGGCGGTCGCGGGGGCGCCGACCGTCACGCGGACGCTGCTCGTGTTCCCGGGGACCGCGAGCGCCTCGGCGTTGGCGCTCGGCCCGGTCATATTGGTGACCACGACGGCCATCGCGGGCACCGCTGTGGCAACGGCCGAGGCGCTGTCGCCGACGATCCTCGCGACGATCCTCGCCTCGATCCTGTCGGCGCCGCGATGGGCGCTGTTGTCGGCCCTGAGCGATCCGACGCGCGCGCTGGCGAGCGATGGCCGCATCACGTGGGCGCTCGCGCATGATGTCGGGCTCGGGATTCGTCGCGCGCAACACGGCATGATGCCGGCCGTGCTCACCCTCATGCTGCCACCCACCTTCCGCCGAGAGCCCTGACCATGACCGCAACCTCTGCCGACACGTGGCCCATCTCGTCAGGCGTGCGCCTGTCGTGGGCGCTCTGGAGCCAGCACGACGGCACGCCGGTGACGGCGGGCACGCTGGTGCTCACGATGAAGGATGCCGCCGGCACGACCGTGGGCTCGTGGACCGGGAACCACAGCAGCGGCGGCGCGTGGGCGATGGACGTGCCGGCGGTCGCGCTCACCGAGGGAGCGGAGTACGAGGTGAAGATCGTCGCGACGCCCTCCGGCGGAGAGCCCGAGACGTATCGCTCGATGGTCATCGCCACCTACAACGCCCCGCGTTATCGCGTCCTGTAGGGGCGGCCGCTGCGTCCCGCTTGACGGCGTGCCACGGCGGTCGTAGGTTCGGGGCACGGTCCGCTCGTCACGGACAGTTTGCACATACGGGTCAAGAGGGAGCGCACCCCCGGGCACACGCCCGGGGGTGTTGCTCGTTAGGGGGCCACGCGGGGGCGCTGTGTTGACAGATGCACACAGCACGCCTATACTCTGCGGGCAATGATTGACCGTGACGTGACCCCCCGCTCCGCGTTCACCACCGCGCGCCTCGCGTCCCTGCTTGGGCGCTCGCGCGGCGTGCTGACGACGCTCGCGGCTGAGCTGCACATTTCCGACGCGCAACTCTGCAACCATCTGGCCGGGCGCCGGTATCGTGCCGACGTCGAGGCGTGGCTGCACGCGCGCTTTGGCCTTCCCTACAAGCTCCCGCCCCACGCACACGCCACGGTGCGCGCGGCGGCCAAAAGCGGAAACCCCGGACCGAGACGACGGGCCGGGGCTTCCGTGCAGCGTGGTGCCGGACGGACACGGGGATGACGACCGGCGCCGCATCATAACCACCTCCTGACCCGACGACAATGACGAACCCTGACCACCCCGAACTCGGGCTCGGGCTCCCGGACTTTCCGGAGCCGGAGCCCGCGCCGCTGCTCGCGCCGGCCGCTGAGCCACCCGTCGCTGAGCCACCCGTCGCCGACGCCGAGCCGCTGCTCGCTCCCGAGGAAGAGCGCGAGCCCGACGAGGAACTCGACAGCCTCGTGGTCGATGCGGCCCATCCCGATCAGGTCGCGATCCGGACGCGTGCGGCCGTGCTGCTCCGCCGCATCAAGCGCGTCACGGACGACATCGCGATCCAGAAGAAAGCCAAGCAGCGCGAGGTGCAGCTCGTGCAACGCCGCCACGATGCCTCCATCGCCACGCAGGAGAAGGGGCTTGCGTGGTACGAGGAGCAGCTCGACTTCCTGCGCCGGATCGCGGTCTACCCCAAGGGGAAGAAATCCATCGTGACCGGCGCCGGCACGTTCGGCTACGCCGACTACAAGGCCAAGCTCGTCGTCGCGGACCGCGAGCAGGCCGTCCAGTGGGCGAAGTTGCACCTCGCGGACGCCATCACGGAGAAGACCATCGAGGACGTGCGGACCGAGGCGCTGGCCGCGTACTTCGCGGAAACCGGGGAGGAGCCCGGCGGCTGCAAATACCAGTCGGCGACGGATGAGTTGAAGTACAGCCTCGTGAAGGAGGGCGACCCCAATGGCTAACCTGACGCTGCGCGACAAGCTGTGTGAGCCGTTCGGCCCGCAGGACCTCGAATGGCGGGTCGTGGAGTCCGGCAAGACGAAAGACGACGCGTGGTGGTGCAAGCTGGTCCCCTACATCACGGCGCGCGCGATCCAGAATCGCCTCGATGATGCGGTCGGCCCGGAGAACTGGTCCGTGCGGTACGTCGCACAGGGGGACGGCGACGCGGCCGGGTTGCTCTGCGGCATCTCGGTGCACCTCGCGGACGGGCGCGAGGTCACCAAGTGGGACGGCTCGGGGTTGGTGCGGGCCGCGCAGCCCGACGCGAGCGATGACGGCGGCTCGCGGCGGGGCGGGCTGTCGTCGGCCGATGCCGTGAAGGGGTCGATCTCCGGCGCGTTCAAGCGGGCGGCGGTCGCGTGGGGCGTCGGGCGCTACCTCTACAACATCACCGACACGTGGGGCAAGCCGGTGCAGCTCGATGAGCGGAAACGCCCCCCGGGCGGCGCCATTCGCGTGCGCCTCAAGGCGAAGCCGGCCGACCGGGGCGGCAAGATCGAGCGCGAGTGGGTGTGGGTGCTGCCGCCGCAGCTTCCGGATCACTGTCTGCCCACGCATCTCCGCACCCCGCCACCGCGCGCCGAGCGCGGGCGTGCGACCGCCGAGCCGGCGGCAGCCGCCAGCAGCAACACGTCGAACGGGGCGGCAGCGGCCGCCGCACCACCACCGGCGCCGGCACGGCCCAAGCTCGCGCCGCCCGGGCCGTCGCCGCGCGACGCGCGTCTCCCCAAGCTGGCCGCGTTGCCGGCGCTGGAGGGGTTGCGCCTCGCGGAGGTGGATACCGCCGATCTGGAGACGGCCAAGGCGGTGTTCGCGCGGCACCAGATCGCCGAGTGGGTCGCGGCCGTCGATGTCGTGCTCAAGCAGCGGCTTGAGCCGATCACCAAGGGCGGCACCCCCCCGTCGAACGAGGACGACCTGCCGTTCTAGCGCATCGCAGGACCGGGCGGCGACTGGCGTCGCCCGGCACGACAACCGAGAGACAGCATGGAAAAGTTCAGCGAATTGTTAGCCACCATCGACCGGGGGAAGGTCGATGAGGCGATCACGGCCGAGGTGGCGGCGATGTCGAAGGCCCTCTCGTCCTTCGACACGAAGCGGCAGAAGGCCACCGGGAAAGTGTCGGTCACGATCAAGTTCTCCGTCGAGAACGGGATGGTGACGATCACGCCGACGTTCAGCGTGGTGGCCCCGCGTCAGCCGGTGGGCGTCGGTCTGCGATTCCTCGGGCGCAACGGCGAACTGTCGCCGAACGACCCGCGCCAGTTGGACGCGTTCCCCGAGGGGGACGCCGTGGTCCCGACGGTCGAGCGGACGCTCGGCGTCGTGCGTGGGGGATAAGCGTCCGCTGTCTCCCGGTCTTCTCTCATTCCGTCGCCCCCCGGCGACACCACACGAGGTCAACAGATGGCGATCAAGCACGGCAGCATTCCGGAGTTAGACATGGGGTCGGGCATTCGCGATTTGCGCGAATGGGTCGATGCCCTCGGGCAGGTACGGTGCATCGGGATCAAGGGGCCGGAGGTGCCCGGGCGTGACGGCGTGCTCGCCGTCGTTCCCGACGGCACGCGGCTGGCAAGTCTCGCCGGCTACATCGACGAGTTCGCGATCAAGCCCCACATGCGGAGCGGCGTGGTGCACACCGGCACGCTGCGCGACTTCATCGCGGCCGCGCGCGCGTGGGCGGTGCGCGACAAGACCGTGGTGGGGGTGACCGTGGGGAACTCGTTGCAGTTGACGGCGAGCGCGTGGTTCGACTATCACAACCGAGGGGCCGAGCGCGGCGTCGCGGACGGGGAGTGGGCGCGCTTCAAGGCGCTGTTCCAGATGCCGAAGTCGGACGCGCATACCGAGTGGCTGACCGCGACGGGCAGCACCATGACGACGCCCGAGTTCGCGGCCTTCGTGGAGAACCGCACGCTCGACCTGTACTACCCGGACTCGGCGCCGGAGAACGCGCGCTGCCACGAGATCGCGACGCGCCTCGGGACGCAATTCGCCACGCCGGCCGACGTGATGCTCGCCTCGCGCGGGTTGCAGATCACGTCGCGGCGCACGGTGCGGGACGCGGTGACGCTGGACGACAGCTCGGTGCAGATCGAGTTCTCCGAGGCGAACCAGCCGAACATCATCGTGCCGTCCCTGTTCGCCACGCGCTATTGGCTGTGGGATGGGGTCGAGGCGATCATCGTGCCGTGGCGGCTGCGCTACGCGGTAACGGACAAGGGCATTCGGTGGAGCGTGCGGCCGTTCGACCTGACCAACATCGTGCGCGAGGCGGTGATCCGCGTGACGGATGGCGTGCGGAATGCGCTCGCCGACGAGGGGGTGCTGGTCGTGGCCGGGGAGGCAACGGCGGCGGCACAGCGCCCGTAGCAGGAGGCACCGCGTGGCTTGCGTGACACGGGGGGGAGCGCAATCCAGCAATGCCGGGACGGCGGCATCATCATGACTGGCCGCATGTCACTGACGTCGTAGGCGCACTCCTCGCGGGCTGTGTGCTCGTGAGGCTGCAACAGGGGGATGGGCGCATCCTGTCGTTTGTGGATGCGCCCGACCCGATTCGACATCCGATGGTGAACCGGGTCGTGCATGGCGCCACCGTGGGGGCGCTGTTGCATCGCCGATGGCTCGCCGCCGTCAAGGTCCCCGCTCCCCCCAACGCGCGACTGCCGCGCACCACCTACATCCTCAACCACCGTGGACGACTACTCGGATCACTCCAAGCGCAAGGGCTCGCGCCGCGCGAATAGGGCGCGCACGGTGCCCGTGCTCGATACCAGCCCCGCCCCGTCGTTGTTCGACCAGCCGGCGCCGGTGGCGCCGCGCTGCACGATCTTCCCCTCGGATGCCACCGAGGACCTGTATCCCACGCCGCCCACAGCGGCGGTCGCGGCCGGCATGGAGGCGTTAGAGCGGACAGCGGCCTCGCACCGCGACGACATCGCGCGCATCGTGCCGCTGGCGCAACGGCTGGCGCTGGCGGCCGGGGCGCGGGGCATCATCATGGCCGACGTGCGGCTGCGCGGCGTGCAGGAGGGGCTCCTGCCCGCCGATGCCACCGGGCGCGCGCTGTCGTGGCTCGGGGCGGTGATGACGGCCGCCGGGCTGCGCTCCACCGCGCTGTTCCGGCGGTCCCACATCGTCCGCTCGCACGGCATCCCGCAACGCGTGTGGGTGCACGAGACGCACTACACCGATGCGCTGCACGGAGGTGCCTCGTGAGGGACTACATCGTGCCGGCCGTACAGGCGCTCATGGTCGCGGTCGCGATCCTCTTCGGGTTCGTCGTGGTCGCGGTCGCCGTCGAGCGCGGCCTCATGCGGATCGGCGATGCGATGGCGCGCGCGTTGGCCGACGCGGCGCGCGCCGACGCATCGGATGATGAGGGCGAACGGTGGAAGCATGGTTAAGGCGGTGCTGCCGGTGCATCCCGCCGTCATTGCGCGGATCATGCACGACACCGAGCTAGGCGGCGCCGAGTGCCGACTGTGGCTGTGGTTGTGCAGCCATGCGCCGAACGGGGAGGACATCACCGTGACGCTCGATGAGATGACCAAGGGAACGGGGCTGCGCCGGCAGTCCCGGGTGTTGCTGACCCTGAACGTGTTGATCGAGGGAGGCTACGTGGTCGTCCGTGAGCGTCAGTGGAAGCTGTCACGGCTGCACGCGGTCGTGTTGCGCGTGGCGGCCACGACGCGCACGGCCTCGCCGGCAGACCGTCGGGTTGCGCTCTACTCCCAACAGTAGTAACGTCGGAACCCGGCCGGAAAAAGCAGCGAGGCGCCCGTTGGCACGGACGCCTCGCAAGGTCTTCGCAAATCCCCCCGGAATCACTCAACCCCGAGCGTGCTGATTTCGCTCGTCGCTTCGCTCGCGTCCCTCTCACAGGCCACTCGCTCGCGTGCCTCACGATAAGCAACATCGCGAAAGCGCACAAGTCGCCGCGCGCCCGTTCGGCGACGTGCTCGCGCGGGCGGACAGCCTCGCCGGCATTCGGTGGGCGGGCGACATGGGGCGGTGGTGCGCGGTGACGCGCGGGCTTCCGGCGTCCGCGTTCCGCACCTACAACCAGCTCGCGCTTGCGTCGGATGGCGCGGGCCGGGTCGCGATGTCGCGGCGCGTGACGCGACGACGCGTGGGCTCGGCGGGCGCCGAGACGCGGGGGGAGCGCGCGCTGCGCGGGGCGGGGCTGGTCACGGCCACGGGCGCGCGGGTGCCGATCTACAACACGCAGCGGCGCCGGATGGTGCTGCTCCCGCTGCGGGCCGAGGCGGTGGGCGAGGTCCGGGCACGCCGGCAGGCGCTCGCGGTGCTCGATGCCGAGTGTCGGTTGAGCCCGACCGCGTGGCGGGTCGCGCACCTCGCGCTGGCCCTCACGACGGCCGATGGTGCGGTCGAGTTGTCCGCCGGGTGGCTGGCGACGACCCTCGCCGTGACGGAGCGCGCGGCGCGCCTCGCGGTGAGTCGGTTGTGCCGAGCCGGGGTCCTCGCCCAATGTCCCGAGGCGCCGCGCCGCTACACGTGGGGGCGTCCGAGCCCCACGCAACTGAGCCTCTTCGCCGAGGCGACACGCGGAACGGTACGGGACACGTGTAAGAACTATGCAGAGCAATACAGCCGTCCCCCGCGAGCGAGCGATCCGCAGGCGGCTCGCTCGCGGGGGCAGGGACCGGCGCACATGGCGGCCCTCGTCGCCTCGTCGGTTGGCGCGCTGCGTGCGATGCCGATCTCGGCGCCTACCGGCTGCCGCTGGTGGATGTGCAAGACACGCGGGCGCCCGACGCCGTTGACCGCGACCGCATGGCCCCACTGGAGACGACACCCGATGGAACAACAGGCCGAACGCATTCGTGAGCAATTCACCACCTTCGGCGGCGAGGATGCCGTCCGCATGTTCAACACGCTGCTCTCGTGGTACGGCGCCGAGCCGGTGTGTCGTGTCCTCGGGGAGTTGGCCGGCCCCGAGACGTTCGGCCCCGGCTCGAAACGCTGGCGCGCGATCTGGATCGCGTGCACCGATCTGGTGATACTCTCCGCGACGCGGCCGGCGCCTGACGCGTTCGAGGCCGTGCTGCGCGGGTTCGCGCGCAAGGCGTGGGAGCGCCTCAGCGGGCCGCCGGCGGAGCCGAAGGTCATCCGGGCGCCCCGGTATGTTCCGGGGCCGCCACGGGCCGCTGAGGCGCCGGGCGCCCCGGTCTCGGGACAGGTGGCCGGGCACATCGGCGGCCCGGAGCCCGCGCGCGCGGAGGGGGCGCCGCCGCGCTCGATCCGGGCGGCGGAGAAGCTCGCGACGGTGCGCGAGCACTCGGCGGCCGCGATCCTCATGGCGGCCGATGCCGAGGGAATCGCGATCTCGACGGTGGTGGCGTCCGTGTTCCGGGCGGACCCGGCGCTCCGGGACTTGTCGAACGACGACGCCATCGCGGTGCTCGCGGCGTTCGTCCGGTCGCACTACAATGGCGAGCACGCGCCGCGCACGCCGGCCGAGGACCCGCGCGCCGCGTGGAAGCTGCGGGCGTACCTCGATCTGCACCTCGCGGCGGTGCTTGCGGACCGTCATCCCCCACAGGAGGCGCTTGCATGACGATGGGCGAGGAGGCGTTCCCGCGTTGGATCGACACGGTACGGCGCCGCGACGACATGTCCCCAAACGACACGTTGCTCCTCAGCCGCGACGCGTCTGGTGGTGTGGTGGTGTCGATCTGCAATGACGACGGGATGCACACCATCGAGTTCTGCACGGTCGGCGCCGGCGGCGGGACGTCCCCGAGGACGTTCCGGGCGCTGTGTGCGCTCATGGTCGCGATGGACGAAGACAACACCAAAGGGAGGACACCGTGAGCCTGTTGGAATCGCGGCGCGAGTTCTTGCGGCGGGCGGCCGCGCTCGCCGTCGGGGGAATCGCCGCCGAGGTGGCCGAACGCACCGGATGGGTGCGCCGCCTGTTCCCGGTCGGCATCGAGCTGCGGTCCGGCCAGTCGGGATTGTGGGCGTCCGCCCCGTGGATCAGTCATCCCACCGACGCGACCGAGCCGGCGGTCCTGACGTGGGGCGAGTCTGGCTCCTACTTGCGGACGGGCGATATGGTCAAGGTCTCGGACGGTGGCCGGCTGGTGAAGGCGACGGGGCGGGAGCCGATGCAACTCATCGTCGGCGCCGCCGTGTGGCGCGAGTTGCAGCGCGACCCCTCACTCCTTGAGCGCGTGTTCGGTGGCTGACCTCGACCTCACCAACGTGGCCGCCGTCCTTGCCGAGGCGGCGCGCCGGGCCGAGCTGCGCGCGGCCGGGCTGCCGTTGCACACGGCGACCGCCCCACGCCGACCGGACGCGGCGCCTCCCACGCGTGGAATCACGCGGAAGCTCCCGCCGGCGCCGGCGGCGACGCGTCCGGCGTCCCCGCCCGAGGCGTGGGCCAAGCTCGGGCGCGAGTTCGTGGAGCAGATTCGCCTGTTCGACTGGATCGACACCGAGGGCGTGGCGAGCTATTCCGAGCTGGAGGAGACGTTTGCCGTCCCGAACGCCGGGATGCGCTCCGCCTTCTCGGGGGGCGGGCTGCGGCGCGCCGGGCTGCGGAAGGGGGTGCCGGACGTGCTGCTCCCGGTGCCGCGCGCGGGATACGTCGGCCTCGCGCTCGAACTCAAAGTCGAGGGCGGGAAGGTCGAGCCAGCGCAGGCGGCGTTGCACGAGCGTTGGCGGCGGCTCGGCTGGCGCGTCAGCGTGGTGGTGGGCTGGCTCGCGGCCCGCGACGCGCTGGTGGAGTACGTCGCGGGCGCGGTGGTGCGGCTACCCGCCGTCCCGGAGCCGCTGTAACTCGTGCTGCACCATCACCTCGACAGCATCGGCATGGGTGCGCTGGACGTCGAACACCCATGCGCGCGCGTCCTCGGTCGGCGTCGGGTACGGAGAGCTGGTGCACACCACCGCGAGCCGACGCTCGGCGCCGGCTCGTAGCTCCGTCCGCATCACGCATCGGTTTTCGACCGACCGGACCGGGAAGGAGTGCAGTTGGAGATCGAACGCGCGGATCAACTCCGTCGCGAGCACCGCGTCAACGTCCGCCATCGAAGTCAACGCTCCCGCTGTCGAGGTTCACCGTGAGGTGGCGAGCGGGTTGGGCCGCCGGCCGTACGGGCTCGATCCGCACCCACGCCGGCACCTCAACGCCCGTCTCGGTCCAGCGCGACTCGCCTTGCAGCTTGGCCATGACGACAAAGACGCGTTGTGGCGCCACGGACGCGAGCCGACCGGCGCGCTGCCACGTGCGCCGGTTGAGCAGGTATCCCGTGAAGCTCACGCGGCCGGAGGAGAACATCGCCGGCAGTTCCCGGAAGCGGTACGGGTTCCCGTCGCCCACGGATGTCGATGCCATGACCACGCGGACGTATCCCCGACGGTAGCGGCTCATCGGGGCGCGCTCCGCCGGTCGCCGGCCATGAGGGTCGCCACGTATCGCCCGAGCGCCTTGGCGCCGCCGATACGGCGGAGCAACTCGCGCTCGGCGTCCTTGCGGCGCGGCTTCGGGGCCGCGTCCTCGCACGCGTCGTCGTTCATGTCGCTCCAGAGGCCGCGCACGTCGAGGTCGAGACGCTCGCGCTCGGGCAGGGTCAGGGCCTCGACGTTGAGGACGGCGAACGTCGGGGTGGGGGCGCTGGTGACGGCGGCGGTGTGGGTCATGGGGAGGTTTCCTCTGGTGGGGGTCATCGGCGGATCGCCCTCTGGCGGCATTCCGTCATCGGGATCAGGTGGCACACGCAGCGCGCGATCCCGTCTTCCATCTGCATCCGCTTTGCGCGCGCGGCGGCCTCGAACGTTCTGGCCTTTTCCAGCCCGGCGATGGAGATGCCCGGCCCTTCCTGCGGCGGATCAATCCCCATCTGTTGATTCCACTTCACGCGGTCGCGGGATTCCGCCGCGAGGCGGTCGTAGTGCTCCGCGATCTCCTGTAGGTCTTTGGCCATGAGTCGGTCTATTCGCGGTGAGTGGTGGGCGTGGGCAGGAGGACCGCCCACTCTTGGAAGTTGCCGCCGCTCCGCCCGATGCCGTAGCGCGAGGTGGACAGGTAGGCGGTGACGTGCACGGCATCGGCGGGGGCGTCGTCAAGCGGCGAGAGCACGACGCACCCGGGGAACGCGTCCTCCAGCAGCGCGCGAATCTCGGCGTAGCCGAGGCTGTGTGCGCCGGGCATGTGCTGCGAGGCGACGAGCACGCGATTCTGGCGCAGGGTGGCGACGAGGTACACAGGGCCTCTCGGGAAGCAGGGGGGGGAGGCACCGCCCACGCGGCACCTCCCCCCAAGCGTACACAATTGTCGGACGATTGTCAACGGCTGTCAGCCGCGCGCCAACTCCACGGTCTTGATCACGTCCGAGATCGTGTGGGCGACGGCGTACACCTCGCCGTTCCGCATGTGCACGCGGGTAAACGCGCTGTCGGCTTCCTCGTCCACCGACTCGACGCGCGTGGGATCGAGGGCGACGATCCGGCCGTGCCCGCGATAGATGTGGAAGCGCACGAGCGGCTTCATGGGGCCATGATCCGGTGCGCCTTGTTCATCTCCCCGTCGCCGAAGCGCCAGAGGAACGACGGCGTGTCCGAGTGGTCGATCCAGACGAGCCAGTCCGCGCCCACCTTGGTGACCACCCCGAGGCGGAACCACGAGGGGGCGGCGTCGTGGTTCACGACGTCGTGGTAGTTGCGGAGCGCCTCGATCTGGTCGCCGACGCGCGGTTCGCGCTGCATCATGGGGATGTAGTCGGTGGGGGTGTGAGGGTTGCAGGGGCCAGTGGGCCGGCCGCTGGCGACCCACTTGGCGACCGCCTCTCGGGCGAAGTGCAGGGTGATGAGGCTGACATGATCCCATGCGTTGCGGTCCATCGTGTCGAGGATGAACGCCTGTTGCACGGCGCGCAGGCGCATCACGTCGTATGTGATGGGGTCATCCGCCTCCCCGCCGCGCCACCAGCGACGGTTCGACTCGGCCTCCAGCGAGTCGTAGGTCACCAGCGCGGCCTCGGTGCGCCGGAAGTCCATGCGGTTCCGCTGCGCGTCCATCTCGGCTTGCAGGATGGGGAGCCGCTCGGGGGTGGTCAGGTAGCTGTAGCGCGTGCCCGGGCCGTAGGCGTCGAGCGTCGGGCGGTGCGAGCACGCGGCGAGCGCGGCGCCGTACGTGCTGCACTCGCCGAAGTAGCTGAGCCGGTCGGTGTATCGGTCGCGCAGCACCAGCACGGTCTTCCGGTGCACGGACGCGTCCGGGTTCAGCATGTGGTCGGGGGCGATCTGTGTCGGATAGCTCATGGGGTGGTCCGGGGGATGAGGTGGCGGCTCGGATGCCGCGTGGCCCATTCCCGCCACTCGCTCGGGTCATCCCCGCGCCGCCACGCCTCTTCGAGCAAGTCGTGGGTGTGATCGGTCGTCCACGTGGAGCGGCGAGTGTTCGGGTTGTAATACTCGGTGGCGATCAAGGCAGCGGGCGCGGCCGCCGCGAGGAACTCGTCGAACGTGAGTCCCTCGCGGTTGCGGCCGCCGGTGTCGGCGAGTCGGCGGCGGTGCATGTCAGGCGTCCTTGCAGCCGGCGATGTGGACCGACAACCACCGCTGTTTGTATCCCTTCGGGGGGGCCATGAGCGAGTGGAGTGAGAGGGTTACGTGCTGACGTGCGGGAGCTGGTCGTGCAATTGCTGGAGGGTGCTCGCGAGGGAGCTGTACGCGCGCGCGAGCGCGCCGAAGCGGAGGGACATGTCGTCGAGCACCTTGCTGTGCCGCAACAACGCGTGCTGTTGCTGGCAGGGCTGCCCGTTCAGCACCTCGGCACAGTTGCCCGGGAGTTCCTGCAAGAGCTGGAGGCAGAGGACGTCGGACACCTCGCCGTAGCCCATCAACGCATCGGCGGCGAGCGCCGCGTGCGCGTGCGCGATGAGCACGTCGGTGGCGGCGGTGCGTGGGGCGACGCCGGCGTCCGGCGTGGGCTTGGGGGTGCGCGTGCGGGGGGACTTGGCCATGCGGGTCACGGGGGGTGTGGCGCGGCCCGGGCCGGTGGGGAGTCCACCGACCCGGGCGGCGCGCGTTAGGCAGAGACGGCGAGGTCGGCCGCGTCGAGCCCCTGCGCGTGGCGCAGGAGGGAGCGGTACACCTTCACCTTCGTGTCGGCGAGCGTGCCGTCGAGCAGCGAGCCCGCCTTCCACGCGGCGCCGCCCGAGTAGAACACGTCGTTATGGTCGAGCGCCTCGACGAGGCCGTTGTACGCCTCCCACGCGGAGCTGTCGCCGGCGTGGCCCTTCCCGTGGTGCCAGAGGTCGGAGACGATCCCGACCTTCTTCTCCCACTTCGCGACGACGGACTCGGCGCGCTTGCCCTCGGCGTTGAAGCGCGGCGACTTGCGCGGGTCCGGGAGGGCGACGTCGAGGACGAGGGAGCGGAACAGGGCGGTGTCGAGGTACGAGGCCCGCAGCGCGTCGTACGAGACGAGCAGGGCCTTGGTCGTTGAGACGACGCGCCCGAACAACTGCGCGGCGCGGTGCGCGAGCCGGGCCTCGGCGGCGCCGGTGTGGCGGACGGAGCCCGCCTCCAGCGCGCTGCCCGTCTCGACGATGCCGAGCGTGTTGGCGCAGACGACGCGGATGGGGGTGGTGGCGAGCATGACGCCGGCGCGGCCGTCATGGTTCGCGCGGACGAGGCCGTACAGGGCGAGGGCGTTGTTGCCGGTGTACTGGTCGAGCGTGCCGTTGATCGAGGCCGCATCGAACTGCACGAGGAGCCACGCGTCGCGCCCGTCGCGCAGGACGCCGCCGGTCTCGATGCGGGCGAGCCCGTGATCGAGCAGCGGTTGGAGGACGCCGAACGCGTCGGCGTTCTGCACCGGGGTGTAGTCCGGGCTGACGCGCCCCAACTCGGTGCCGAGGTCCGTGCGGACCGTGACGCGGGCGACCTTCGACTCGACGTAGGTGGTGCGCTCGAACGAGTCGCCGCCCTCGATCTCGACCGTCTCGGCCTTCTGGAGGAAGACGGGGCGGGACTCGACCGCGTAGTCCGCGCGGCACGCCTTGGTGGCCTCGACCACGCTGAGTCCCTCGGGGATGCGCTCGCCGAGGCCGTGCCATGCCGACTGCCCGACGTGAACGAACGACGCCTTGCCGTCGCGGATTTCGAGTTCGTGCGCCATACGGTTGCTCCGGGTCCTAGAGGTGAAGTGCGCCGAGGTCGTCCGCCCCGGCATCGACGAGTTTACCAGCCCCCGCGTGAATTGTCAACAGTCTTCCGACAGATGTTGACAGCAATGATCGGCGGCGGTACAATGAAGGCAGCCCGGCATGGCGCCGGGCGACACCCCGGAGAACATCTATGGAGAATGCGACGACCATTGACGCGACGAACACCGAGCAGCCCGAAGCCACCACGGCCCTCGACTCTCAGGTCGTCTGGCGTCACGCGAGCATCGAGGGCGGGCGTTGGCAGACCTCGCTCCCGCTAGACTTCCTCTTCAAGGACGAGCGGGTCGAGGACGTGGCCAGCAAGCTCAAGGCGCGCTTTCCCGAGCGGGAGGTCCGCATCGCCTCGGTTCGCACGTACGTCATCAGGACCGTGGGTCCGGAGGTGGTGCTGTGACGCTGCCGAAGCTCTCGGCGCCGCAGATCGCGACGCTCCTCTCGCTGGCCGCTGCCGAAGCGGCCGGCCTCCCGGAGCCGCGCTTGATCACGCACGATCCGGCGCTCGTGACGGGGGACGCGTGGGACCATCTCACGCGGTGGGGCTCGTCGGACCAGATGCGGTATGATGCGCCCTTCAAGTGCCCGTTGCCGGGCCTCCGCTGTCAGACGCTCGTCGTCTTGAACACGCCGGGGGTGGCATGTCTCGACCGCCGCCCGGCGCGGAAGGACCCGAAGGCGTGGATGTCGGCTGACGCCGCCGCGTTTGTGCTGACGGCCGTCGGGCGTCGCGCAGCGGTGGGATTCGCGCGCGAGGCGCTCGCTGGTAAGGGGTCGTTCGAGATGCCGATCTGGTTCCCGTGGTATCGGCGATGGGTGGTCGAGGGAATGCACGCGTTCAAGGCGACGGAGGCGCACCGCGCCGATGCGTTCGCGTTCGAGGTGGGCTCCCGTCACCGCGCGCTCATGGAGCGGGACGGCGCTGCGTACGAGCCCGGGGATGTCGAGCTGGAGTGGAACAACCAGAGTGAGCAGCCGTCCATGTCCTTCCGCGACGGGTGCGCGCTCGTGGCGCGCGTGGCACGCGTGCACGCGGCGGTCAACGCGGCGTGGAATGCCGCGCCGGCGGTGCACCGTGACCTCCTCACGGCGTGGGTGGATCGCTACCCGCCGATCACCGGGGACGTCGCGGCCGACGTGGAGGCGTTCGCCTCGTGAGCACCTCGGTGAGGGCAACCAAGCTGACGGCCCGCGCGGTGGTGGCGATCCGCGCGGCGATCCGCGAGGGGGAGTACGCCGACGTGCTGGCCCGGCGCTACCGCGTGTCGCGCTCGACGATCAGCGCGGCCGCGATAGGGAAGACGTGGCCGCACGTCCCCGGCGCGATCCGCGAACGCTTCTTGGGTCGGCTCGTCCGGGCGACGATGCCCGACCCGCGTTTCACGGGCGTCGTCTACGGCAAGCACGGCCCGACGGCCTACATCGAGCGCGGGCCGCGCCGTGCCAAGGCGGCGGCCAGCACCCCCGCTCACCCTACCACACCGGAGCCGACCGATGCGTGACGCCGCCAACACCGGACCGAAGGACCTGAGCGAGCGCGCGAGCGCGATCTCGCAGACGCTCCACGCCGCGATCATGCGGAGCCTCGGGCAGGGAGTTCTCGGGCTCAAGATCGACGATCTCATTGAGGCATCGCACGTCATCAACGCCTTGGAGGACGAGCGAATGCAGTTGAGGAAGCAGGGCGCCGCCGCGCGTGTGACACCGCCAACCGCTGACTCCTCTCGCTCCAGTGGAGAGACGCAGGGCGACACTGGCGGAGTAAGGGGCCGAGGAGGCGAGGGGTTCCCCCCTTCTGCTCCGTCCTCCGTGGACTCCCCTCCCGTCACCGCCGACGGGGTGCTGTTGTCCGACGCGCGCGCGCACGCGGAGGCGGTCGCCCTCAGCGCGCGCGCGCTCCAGTCGGCCGTGAACCGTGCGGCGCAGGCCGGCCTCGCGGTGCACGTCAACACGTACGTGCGCTTCGACATCGTATCAGCCTTCGGACAACTGACGGCGCAGGAATGGGCCGTCGAAACCAAGGTGCATTTGCCGCTGTAGCCCTCTGTCCCATCCGCTACCTACCCCGGAGACCCGACCATGCGATCCCGACTGCACGCCATCGTTAGTGTTCTTGTCCTGCTTGCGCTCACCGGCTGCCGGTGGGAGCGGCTCACGTACGCGCGCGGCGAGGTGAGCCCGTACGCGCGCCTCCAGACCTCGGTGGACTCGGCCAACGTGGCGAACCGGGCGATCCACGCCCTGACGGGCGAGGGCGCCGTCATCGTCGTCGTGAACTTCGACACGCTGACGCCGCCGATCCCGATGGTGGCGGGCCGCCTCACCACGCCCGATCACTTCCGGCTCCGCGTGGCGCTCGACTCGGCGACGGTCGCGTTCCGGGCGATCTACGCGGCGGGTGGTCGTGGCTCGCTCGCGATGGTGCCGGAGGCGACGCCGCCCGTGCTCGTGATCGTCGGGCTCCGCTGAGCCCTGCTCGTTCCCTTCTCACCTCGTCTCCCGAGAGCCCCCCGATGACACCTCGAACGAACGCGTTCACCAGCTTCCTCCATCAAGTCCAGCTCGCGGCGGCGGCCCGCGCGACGACGCCAGCCCTCCCGCCCTCCCCGGCGGAGTGGCGCCGCTCGCGCTTCGTGCAGGTATGCGAGTGCCTGAGCGCCACGCCGCCCGTTGGCGGCCCGCACGAGCGCAAGCAATGGATGGCCGAGATCAGGGCCTACATCACCAGTGACGACGCGCTGCTCCCCCTGACGGACGGCGATGGGGTGCGCGCCGAGGATGTCGAGCTGGCCGTGAAGGCGCTGCTCGCCGCGTCCGGGGAAGCCGAGTCAGAGCGGGCGCGCCCGATGGCGTCCTTCGTGGACCCGGCGCTCACCGCGCTCGCCGTCGAGACCCTGCTCGCCGAGTCGGCGCCGCCCCACATCGAGCCGGCGCCGCCCGAGGAGCCCGAGGAGCCGGCGGTGTTGGGCGCACCGGCCGGCCATGCGTTCGAGTTCGTCACGGCGGATGATGTCACGCCCGAGGCGGCGACCCGCTTCGACCCGGCCCCGGACGACGCCGCGTGGGCCATGCACCGGGGGGAGGCGGCCGCGCTCTACTATCACCGCGTGCTGCCGGACTCCCCGCTGCGCGACATCATCGAAGACATCGCGCGCGCGTCGTCCGACGGGGAGTCGGCGGTGGCCGCGACCGTCATGCGGCACCACGCCGAGTTGCTGACGCTGGCCGGGATCGACGAAGAGGACCTGACGCGCCCGCGCGGTCACTGGTCGGCGCGGTGGGTGAACACCGACCGACTCCCCCTCATCGAGCCGGACAACACGCTGACGGCGAGCGCCAGCTTGCGGGCGATGCTGCGCGATCTGGCGCGATGGGAAGGGGTCGGCGGGCACGCGCTCGTGCGACTCAACGCGCGGCGGTTCGCGCAGAAGCTCGACACGGTGCTCGCGACGGTGGCGCGGTTCGAGGCGTTGAAGGACGCCGCTTACCGGGACGGCGTGGCCGCCGGGTGGTCCGAGTGTCAGGCGAGCGACGGCGCGGCGTGGACGACGCTCGCGCGGGCCGCGCGCGAGGTCCATGCGGCGGCGGGGACGGTCGCCCATGCGGCCGCCTCGCTCGCCCTGCTCGACGCGGTGGACGGCATCGTCTCCGGTCGCGAGCGTCCGGCGGTGGTGACGCGCGCGCCCGACAGCCCGGCGCCCGAGGCGTCGCCCGTCACGTACGCGGACCCGCGCCGACCGTGGGCCTGACATGTTCTACTACCTGACGGACGAACAGGTTGCTAACGACTTCTCCCACTATCACTTGCGCTGCATCTGGTACTCGCATAACCGGCGCGCCGGCGTGTGGGTGCGGGTGCGCCGGCGCGTGGTCAACAAGCGTCAGCGGTCCGATGACATCGGTTGACGATTGCACACCGCCGATGTACATTTCCCTGTATGCGCCTGTATCAGTTCCTCAGCCCGGCCGAGTTCGACGCCCTGTGCGCGATCCCGGCCCAACGTCCGCCGGTGACGCCGGCGGCGGCGGTCTTCGGGGCGGCGGTCTTCCGCTGCGCCGATGCCCGGGCCGAGGCCGAGGCGTTGTTCGATCCCTCTCCCCGTGAGGCATGGCATGGCGACGACGTTGGCGAAGTCCGTGGTGCGGAAGGACCCGCGCTCTAACCTCGTGGTGACGATGGCACCCGAGGGGCTCTACATCCGCGAGCACCGGCGCCGGAAGGCGTTCGGCCCGATCCCGTGGGGGGCGCTCTACCTCGAAGCGGTCCGGCGCACGCTGGACGCCGAGAAGCGCGAGAAGGCGAAGGCGAAGAAGGCGAAGAAGACGGCGGCACGCCGGGGGCTGTTGTGACCCCCCGGCTGTCGCTGCGGTGGCGCCGGCCGCAGCGGGGGGACAACCTCCCGCTGCCGGCCGGTCCCGTTCCGGACCTGTCCTCGGTCGCCGTGGCGCCGATCCCCGGCCCGGCGCACGGTGGGGCGGCGCAAGTCTACATCGCGCGCATGGCCGGCCCGAACGGCGAAGTCCGCCCGATGGCGCTCTCGATCTATCTCCCCGGCGCGGTCCTCGTGCTGCACCGACCGCTCAGCACGTACTCGCCCCTCATCGCGCGCCTGAGCGCGGCCGTGATCGTCGGGGCGTACCTCAAGACGCTCGACCCCCTACCCGAACGGGCGGGGGATTCTGTTCAACGTGAAACATTCCACGGCTTCGACGAGGTGGGAGAGGTGGCCAATGGGTAGCACTCCGCAGCGCGAGACGAGCCAGACGGCGGTGTTCTTCGCCGTCGTGGGGCGTGCCTCTCCAGAATCGAGGCGGCCGCGACCGATGACGGGGCGGGAGACATCCTCGCCGGCACGGTCGTGGAGGACATCCTCGCGATGATCGGGCCGACCACCGAGTCCCGGCTGGAGTTCGCCGATCTCCTGACGGACTTCCAGACGTCGGACGCCATCGGCAACCTCGCGCGCATCGTCCGCCGCGCCGCGCTCGCCAACGCGACGCCGCCCGTCGTGCGGCCGCATTCGCACGAACCACCGACCGCATCGCCCGCCACCCCCTCCACCTAACCCACTCATGGCCGCCACATCCACCGCTGCCGCCCGGGCACGGGCACGCGTGCGCGAGAACCTCTCGATCTCGTTCCGCCCCGAGGCCGCCGGCCCGCTGCTCGACCAACGCATCGGGGAACAGCTCCCGACCTCCGATGTGATCCGGGACGCGCTGCGCCGGTACTTCCTCCTGCTCGGCGACAGTCGGCTCCGGCTCCCCGAGGCGCTCAACGTCCGGGAGATCGCGGAGGACGTGCGGCCGCACACCCCGCTCGGGACACACGGCCCGCTCTCGCTCGCCTCGTTCATCTCGAACCCGACGCAGGCGGCGCTCGTCCGGGACCTCGATGCACTCCAGCTCTGCGCCCTCGCCGATCTCTGTGAGCGATTCCTGTACGCAGACGACCGGCGAAACATCACCTCGGACATCGCCCGATTCGCGACATCCGAGCCCACCATCCCCCCACAACCGAAACGTGTGAAATGACCCGCTCCCCTCGCACCGGACTCCTCCCCATCACCCTCGCGGCGGTCGGCACGCCAGCCGGCAAGATCGCCGACACGCAGCCCTCCGGCGGCTCGTGCTGGAACCTCGACCAGATCGTTGACCCGAAGCGGTTCGACTTCCGCTCGGACAGCGGCGCCTCGGCGACGTTCACCGAGGGCGTCCCCGTGCCGCTCCTCCCCGAGCACGTCATCGCTGCCGTGACCATCTGTCAGCCGGCGCTCACGGTCGCCGACAAGCGGTATTACCCGGCCTCCCTCCTGACGCTGACCGAAGCCACGCAGGAGGACGCGGACAAGGCCGACCCGCGCGTCGCGCCGGCGGTCGGCGCCTTCCTCGTCACCCACTGGCTGCCGAATCAGGACCTCGCGATGGCGACGGTGCTTGCGTCCCTGCCGCTGACCGCGCAGGCGCTCGGGGCGAGGGAGCAGGCTGGCGGGGTCGTTGACTTCACGGCGCCCGAGGAAGTCGTCGCGTGGCTCACGCGCCCGGGCGCTCCGGACGTCACGCGGGCGTGGTCGATCTCCGTCGCCAACCCCGGCGACCTCACGGGCGCCCTGCACGGGCTCGCGTTCGCCGCGCGCGTCGCGGTCGCCGCGTGGTGGAAGCCGCACGCGCTGTTGCTCCCGGTCGGCAACAGCGAGTGGGTGCATCTCCTCGCGACCGAGGAAGTGGCAGCGTGCATGTCGGCCTCGGCCGGGTTCGAGACGATGTTCCGCCTCGGCACCATCGAGCAGGCGGTGAACATAACGCAGCAGCAGGGGCTCGACACGATGGCGCACCGCATCCGCTGCGCACAGTTTGCCGCCGCCAAACACGCGGCCATGCAGGCGCAGGCGGCCGCTGACAACGCAGCCGGACCGCTGACGGACCCCGAGTCGCCGCTGTCGCCATCGCAGCCCGCGATCCCGTCGTAACGGGCGCCCGATGGCGATCAAACGACGCGGGCCGAAATCCGCGAAGGACCGGGGGCGAAAGCTCACGGGAAAGGTCGCCAAGAAACAAACCGCCAAGCCGGCGAAGAAAAAGCCGGCTGGCGGTGTGAAGGATCGCCAGATCGAGCCGGCCGTCGAGCGGGAGGCGTTCTCGGCGGCCGAAGGCGCGCTGTTCTTCGGACGGGTGCCGCAGGCGCCGGCCGCGCTCGACTTGCTGCGCGACCGGGACGGATGGCTCAACCCGGACCGCCTCCCGAAGCTCTCGCAACACCTGACCCCGGACCGGCTCGCCCTCTGCGCGTTCCTTCTCGCACAGGGGGCGAGCCCGCGCGCGCTCGCGGCGATGACTGGCGTGGCTCGCGAGGTGTGGACAGAGGCCCGAGAGGAGGTCGTCCACATGCGGGAGGTCGCGGCACTCGTCCTGACCGGCACGTTGAAAACGCGGCTGTGGGTGCGGGGCGTCATGGGCTCCGACATGGCCGCGAAGCTGTGGCTCGAAACGCAGCAGACGCGGCCGGGTCCGGGCGGGAAACCGCCGGGCGCGTTGCCGGCCGCCGGCGCGCCCGCGATGGGCGCGCCCGGCGCGGTCCCGGCGCTCCCGAACCCCGAGGCGCCCTCGCACGATGTGATCATCCGGAAGCTGGCGGCCCTGTACCAAGAACGCCGGGCCGTCACCGATCTCTCCGACGTGCCCGAGGCGGAGCGCGTCGCGCGCGAGGACCGCGAGTAGACAACAGACGGACAGATGTTGACAGATGTGCACGGTGCGGCTACCGTGCTAGGGTTGCCGCTGGCCCCCGACACCACCCCCGAGGTGCGCGTGCTTTCGCCCAAGTCCGGTCCCCACGTGTGGGAGACGATTCCGACCAACGCCGTCACCGCCGCGTGCTACCGCTGTGGGGAAACGGTCTACGTGGCGCCGGGCGCGGTCCGGATTCGCATCTCGGCGAACGTGCCCGAGGGCTATCCGCCGGCCGGCGACACCCCGGGGCGCGGGATCGTGCACGTCGTGGTGTGCAAGGGCGTCGGCACGCCATGAGGACCGGGAACCCCAAGGTGGTCGCCCCGGACGCGGCCTCGACCTCGCTCTATCGGGCGCTGGTACAGCTTCGCATCACCCGGGACCGCCTAGAGCGCGCCGGCGCGGCCTCGCTGTTGGCCGAGATCGACGCGGTGCGCGCCGCTGCGGCGCGCATCATGTCCACCGTCCGGGACCGCGAGCTATGAGCGAGCCGAAAGACGACGGCTGCGTGCACTACTGCTTCCGGTTCCGCAACCGGAAAGCCCGGAACGGGACACTCGCGTGGGAGAGCACCGCCGCGATCACGGAGGAGATGATCGCCCGGGGTATCCTGAGCGAGCTGGATTATGTCATGCGCCTCATCGAGCGGCACGTCACCGAGTGCTGGCGCAACGACGGCGCCGACCTCGTGATCGACCGCATCGAGCGCACGCACGCCGGCCGGTATTACCACGACTATCAGTTCCCGATGCCACAACCACGGACGGTCGTGATGGCCGAGGGGTACACGCCGAAGGATGTGCCGACCGCGAAGCACTTCCCTCGCGACGTGATCTTCCCGCCCATTTCGCCGGCGCACCGGGGGCGACCCGTGACGGAGATTCCATGACGCGCTCGTGGTGGAAGACGCGAGCGGACGTGTACCTGCGCGAGCTGTTCGTGCCCGGGCGGCCGCCGCCGTCGCGAAAGGCGCTCATCGCCGCCTATCCCTTCGGGGAGCGGCGGTTGTATCCGTACAAGGCATGGCTGGCGCGAGTGAAAGAGTGGCGGCTCGCGCACGCGGCGGGGCTGGCGTCGCCCGACGCGTTCACGACGAGACGCCATCGGCAACACGCGCTGGATACCGAGACCCTTCCTCTTTTCCCGACGACCAATGGCCAAAAGCGTCGCACTCGTGCATCGAGAGTCACAGCCCGAGCCCTCACCCGCGAAGCGCCAGCGGCGCCAGACGCGGAGAGCGGTGGCGCGGATCACGCTGTTCAACCCGAGGACCATCGGGGCGCTTGACGCGGCGGTGGTGCTCGATACGCCGCTCCGCGCCTCATGGGACGGCCGCACCCTGACCATCGAGGCGGACCGATGACCCCTCCGCGTGCCCTTCACGACGCCGACGTCCCGCTCGTTGATCTGCGATGGTTGTCCGAGTGGCACGAAGACCACGCGGAAGTGCTGTGGTTCCGCGTGCCGGTGTGCGAGCCACCCGAATACGTGGGAACCCCGACCTCCTCTGGCTGGCCGTTCTCCAAAGAGGACGAGCCGACCCTCGCGTGGGTGCCGATGCCGCGCCTTTCGGCGGATGCCCCACCTCACCCGGACCCGGAGCCCAAATCCGATGCCTAACGCTACCCGCCGCTTCGTGACGCTCGCCGTGCTCGTGCTCCTGAGCGCGTGCGCTGCGTGGGTCGAACTCGCGACGCCACCGAAGGGCATCTCGCCCGAGCGCCGCCGCTGTGTCGGCACCTATACCGCCGATTCCGTCGAGGTGTGCGAGCCGACCCCGCCCCGCGACACGACCAAGGGAGCGCGATGACGATGCCGCGCGCGCCTTGGCAGGAGGATCAGGTCTCGACGTGGGGGGCGCTGTTCGCGCTGTGCTTCATCGTGGTCATTCTCTACGCGAACATTGCCGAGTACCGGCGATGTGCGAAGAGCGGCGGGCGCCCGGTGATGCACTCGCACGGGGTGCTCTGCCTCGCGCCGGAGATGGTGCGATGAGCGGCTTCTCGACACGGTGCATGACGGCCGACGACTGGCGCGCCCTCAAGCACTTCACGCCGGACGAGTTCCGGGCGCCGCAGCGCATGGGCTACGAGTTCATGCTCTGGCTCGACATGCTGCGGGAGAAATCGAACGTGCCGATGCACATCACGTCGTCGTATCGGACGCCCGAGCACAACCGCGCGGTGGGTGGGGCGAAGGATTCCGCGCACACCGACACCCCGTGCAACGCGGTGGACATTGGCGAGCGGCCGAGGCCCGACGATCCGAACTGGAATCACACGCGGTTTCAGATCGTCGCGACCGCGATCAGGCTCGGGTGCCAGCGCATCGGGACCTACGCCAACGGTTCGTTGCATCTCGACATGACGCACGACACGCGGCCGGCGCCTCGGATGTGGCGCATCGTGGGGCCGCTGCTCGGGATCACGGAGCCCAACTGAGGAAGGGGCGATGAGCGAGACGACCCAACGCCTAACGCCGGACGAGCTGTCGCGCGTGCGGAAGGGGCATGTGAACGCATGGGACGGCGAGACGGGCTACTGCCCCCTGTGCGACACCGTGTGGCCGTGTGCCGTGTCGCGCGTGATCGAGGAGGCCATCGCCGCGCAGAGGACGCGCGGCAGGCGCGCGCCCTCTGCACCCGATGGGTGGAGGCGGCCTTACGCTCGGCGGGCACGAATGGCGTGGCCTTCGATCCGACCAACCCGGAGGGGTGGATGCACGCACAGACGGCATACACGCTTCGGTTGGTGGACGAGAACAAGCAACTCGCCGAAGAGATTGCCGACGTGCGGCGCGTGGACGCGTGCCGCGACAGGTATGGCATTTACGGCCGCGCCGGCGAATGGAGTGCGATGCGTTGCAATCTGGATGGTTCGGACTATGACCGTGTGTCTGCCGACTCCCTCGCCGCGCTCGGCCGCGCGCTGGAGGGGCGGTGACTAGAGAGACGGTTCAGGCGATGCTTGCAGGGGCAACGGTCACGATCACGGTCATTCTTGCGATCCGTGGGTTGCTTCGCATCAAGCGGCGATGGGACGCGCTGGAATCATCAGTGGCGATCAACACAGGCAACAACGAGTGGGCACGTCGTGACTTGCGAGAGATTTTCAGGCGCCTTCACGCGTTAGAGGAAATCACGCCGCGCGACGCGGCGAAGGGGGAGGGATGACGGCAATCGTGATGGTGGACGGGATCGCCTACACGCGCAAAGAGGGCGTGCCGTGCTACGATTCCGGCCTCGGCTGGCGGGAATGTCAATCAGACGAGTCGCACTTGGCAGGTGCGCTCGTTGACGCGCAGGACGAACTCGCCACGCTCCGCGCGCAGCTCGCGGGGGTGCGGGAGAAGGCCGAGAAGCTGGAGCGGTACATTCCGGTGGAAGGCTATTTCGCCGGTCGCGCGGAGATGGAGAAGTGCGACTGGGGAGGCTGGTGCT